CGACACCGGCCCCCTGGACGTACTGTTTGTCGATGGAGACCACGAGAACCGCGCAGTCCTGTTCGACTTGGACCTGTACGGGCACCGTGTCAAGCCGGGCGGCCTGATCCTATGTCACGATGCCGCTGCGCCTTCGTTCCCTGGTGTGCGCCAAGCCATCGATGAGTACTGTGCCGCCCACAACCTAAAGCACGAGCTGCGCACCGGCAGCTTCGGCCTGGAGGTGATCTACGCCTACGCCTAAGCCTGTGGATGTATTCATCCGGGTGTTCTCCTGCTCGGAGCTGCGGCTGGGATTCGCCATCGCCACCGTGGCCCGTTGGAGGATGCAGAAGGATTGTAGGGTGCATATTCCGTACTGGACTGATGGTATTCCCCATGATTGGTGGGCTGGACATAGAGAGGGCGAGTGGATAGGCCATTCGGTGAATACCCCAGAATTCCCATTTGCTGCATTTAGTCTAGAGCAGGCGGAGAAGGTTTCTATTTCAGACCCCTACATCATCTGCAACGATGACAACCTGCCCTATGGACAAGATTTCGTCAGCAAGGGCCTGGGCATCATGGAGCGCAATCCCGAATACGGCTGTGTCTCCGGGGTAGTCGTGAATGGCCATGAGCCCATCGCAAAGGACGGCCCGGAGATCACCGAGATTCACGCAGTGGGCGGCCTGGTCTTCCTGCGCAGGGGCCTGGTCACGGAGTTCCCCCCACTGGAAGACAGCTTCTGGGATGGCGAGCGCCACAAGCAGGTGCTGGCCAAGGGCTTCAAGAGTGGCTATGCCCGAGACCTGCCCTACCTGCACATGGGCGCACACTTCTCGGTAGCCAACCCAGCATTCTTCACGGCAGCATGATCGATGCTTTTCTGTGTACATGTGCCACGGATAGGATGCGCTACGGGATGGCCATCGCTACGCTGGCACGGCTGCAGATGTCGCCTGCGCTCAATCTGCAGGTGGTACGCACGCACACTGCACATTTCAATCCTGCGAATGCCTACGCGCATACCGTCGAGTGCTCTCCACTGGAATTCAGCGTCCGCCGCAGGCAGATCGCCGAGGAGCACGCCACCACGCCCATCTACCTAGTTGCCGATGACGACATTCTGCCCTTCGACAACGACTGGGTTGAGCAGGGCCTAGCTGTCATGGAGCGCAACCCGGACTATCTGGCTGCCATGTACCGTCCCATCGGAGTCGATTTCTCGAAGCATACTTGGGGCGGCAACGAAGAGATCGAGGAGTACAGCGAGTCCAGCGGGCTGTGGTTCATGCGCCGGGGTGCCGTAGCCGAGTGGCCCACAGCCTACACCGAGGATGTGAAGTGGAACGCCAACTGGGAGAGCAAGATCATCCGTAAGCAGGGCGGCAAAGTCGGGATATTCAAACGCTTGGGCTGCAATCATCTCGGGCTGGGCTTCTCGACGCTGTTCTGGAATGCCAACGGCTATGGCCCTGTGCCCATCCCATGAGCCCTACGGTCTCGGTGGTGATGACCACCTACAAGCGCGACCGGCAGCTCTGGCGCAGTCTGCTTTCGGTCCATGGCGCAGACGAGATCATCGTTGTGGACGACGCTAATGACCCGGCCACTGAGCGGCTCTGCCGAGATATGGCAACCTACATTCCCAGATTGGGAAGGCCCGACGTGCCCTATTCCAACCCAGCCGTGCCCATCAACATTGGATTGAGCGCGGCCAAGGGTGACATCGTTGTGCTGCAGAACGCAGAGTGCGAACACCTTTCGGACGTGACTGAGCAATTCCGCATATGCGTACGTGAAGGAGTCTGCAGCTTCGCCAAGGTAGCCTCTCTGCGGCAGGACGGCAGCTTCGATAGCTGGTACTGCAGCCCTGAGACCCAGCGCCCGTATTTCTTCTGCGGTGCCATGCTGCGCAAACACTTCTTGGAGCTAGGCGGCATGGACGAGGCCTTCGTCGGCCCTGGCTACGAGGACGATGACTTCGCTGCCCGTATGCAAAAGGCAGGCATCCGCTTCGACTTCTCCGATACCATCCGCGTCAACCATCAATGGCATGAGCGGGACCAGGGTAGCCCAGCGATCAACCAGCAGCTATTCCACCAGAAGCATGGCGCGATTGGTTGGAGCGTATGAGCCGCATTTTGGTGACGGGGGGCTGCGGCTTCCTGGGGTCACACTTAGCTGAGAGATTAGTACAGCAAGGCCATGCCGTTTTCACCCTGGACAGGGCCTGTGCAAACCCAACGGGCATTACCAGGATTGACTACACAGCCGACTGCCGCAACTTGGCCGCGTTGGAGACTGCCGCTTATGGCTGCGACTTCATCTACCATCTGGCCGCCACAGTAGGCGTACAACGCGTCCTGGCCGATCCAGCCGAATGTATGGCCAACAACATCGATAGCTTCCGTGCCGTGCTCTCCCTGGGCATCCCAGGGCTGCTGACCAGCACTTCGGAGGTCTATGGCAAGAACCAGGAAGCGCTCAGCGAGGATTCCGCCCTGATCTACAGCAGTAAGAGCCGCTGGAGCTACGCAGCATCGAAGTTGGTCTGCGAGTGGATGGCCCAGCAGGCGGGCTGGAAGACAGTCCGGCTGTTCAATGTGGTTGGGCCTCGGCAGAACTCCGCGTATGGAGCTGTGCTGCCCAACTTCGTAAAGCAGGCGTTGGCCGGAGAGCCGCTTACGGTCCACGGCGACGGCTCCCAAGTGCGCACCTTTATCGATGTGCGGGACTGTGTAGCCATTCTGGATGCGCTGCGTGACAAGCAGTTCGATGTAGTGAACGTGGGCGGCGAGACCATCCGCACCATGCGCCAGCTTGCGGTGGAGGTACAGAGCGCTCTTGGCCCAGCAGCGAGGAACATCGCCTATCGTCCCTACGCGGCAGCCTACGCGGATGGATTCGAGGAGTGCCAGCGCCGCGTCCCCGATCTGGGAAAACTACGCGGCCTGCTTGGCCACATCCCCAGCCGCCCCTTAGAGCAAACAATCTTAGCGTTGGCAGACAGCCTACGCAGCAAGGAAGAAGGAGAATCACTATGTCCCAGTGGGCAGATGACAGCATGACTCCCTCGCCACTCAAGGTGACGAAGGACAAATTCGGCAACGAGCTGGCGCAAGACCGGCCAGCACACAATAACACCACGGCAGAGGAAGGCAGCTTCCACTTCGGGGGCAACCAGTACGACGACTCGCCCGGCAAAGGCGGCTTCGGCTCCTACGGCGTAGCGGTAGAAGACTATGGCCAGAACCCCAAGGTGGAGCGCAGCTCGGTGGATAACAGCCGCGCAGATCGCGGCAAGGAGTCGTAAATGAACAAGCCCAACATCCCCACCCAGCTGGCCTCCCAGATGGGCATGGGCCGTCCGGGAGGCATGATGTCCAAGGCCAGCAGGCCTGTCATGGGCGGCAGCCCAGGTAAGGGCTTCGCCGCCTTGGAGAGCGCGCTGCTCAAAGGCCCCAAGCCCAACCCCAAGAGCGTTGCCAAGGGCAAAGCCGGACGGCAGTTCTTCACCAAGGCTGCAGGCGGCGATGAGACCGACAGCGTGATGAAGGTGCCAGGGACCGTGACTGCGAATCCCTCGGCGCTACGCATGACGCAGCAGCGCACAGGAATGCCGTATGGAAAGATCACCCGATAACGGCCACGCTACAACCGACGCTGCCACTGCCTTGAATGACCGGCTCTCCAGCCTCGAAGCCCAGATCGGAGAACTGCGTAAGCTGTGTGAGCAGTATCGCCGGGATTTGGCGTTCTTCCGCACCGCCAACGCCAGTGCCTATGCGGAGCGCCGTCTGGATGAGCTGACCACTGAGCTAGCCAGAATCGAGAGGACCTAACCATGTCCCAAGTCAACACCCGAGATATCGTACTGCTGGGGCCGACAACGGCCACCACGAACAGCACCGGCCCGGACTGCAACCTGATCCAGGGCTGGCAGGCAGCCATCGTAATTCTCAACATCAGCGCGGCGTCGGGCACCTCGCCGACACTGGACGTGAAGGTGCAGGATAAGCTACCGCAGCCAGCGGCCACGGATACTTCTGCCCTGCTGCCCACCGGCACTGCCATCTACGACGATTTGCTGGCTTATACGCAGCAGACCACAACAGGAACGAGGATCATCAGGGCTGTAACCTCGCCCTTGGCCGCAGGTACACCGAGCACAAGTGGGTCACTGGCTGTTGGTGCTGACTACGCTCAACTGGATGGCACGCTAACCGCTGGTAACTACCGGCTCGGCCCAATCGGTGGCCAGTGGCGTGTGAAGTTTGTAGTCGGTGGCACCAGCCCATCGTTCACCTTCAGCGTGACCGCTCAGCTGATTCCGTTCTCGACCTAATGGCATCCTCCATCGTACTGATCCGCCGCGTAGAGGTGCTCAAGCCTAAGGTCAGCTCTGAGAGTGCTGCGTCTAAGGACACAGATGAGGCGACCAAGGTCAGTGGCTATATCGAGTCGCCCATCGCCAAGATGTGCGGCACCTGCGAATACCTCACTAGCCCTAACCGGTGCCGTAACAAGACTGTGCTATCAGACCCGAAGCTTAAAAAGACTGAGGATGGAACGCTGGCGATTGTGGATTCGGTTCTTGGTTGCTGCAATTTCTGGCTGCCTAAGTGAAATGCCAGCAAAGGTGATTTTGGATCAGACCTACATCAGGCAGCGCGTGACGGTGACGCCATCCGGGTGCTGGGAATGGGTAGGCGCGACTCTGATGCATGGTTATGGCCATTGTGGTGTGCGCATCAATGGGAAGCTTACGATGCTTCTTCCTCATCGACTTGCTTATGAGTTCTGGAAGGGCACCATCGCGTCTGGTCTCCAGATAGATCATCTTTGCAAGAACCGCTTGTGTGCTAACCCTGAACATCTAGAAGCGGTGACACCCAAGGAAAATCAGCAACGTGGCCCGAGAGCCATGCAAACTGCCTGCATCCACGGCCATGCGTTCACGGCTGGTAACACATACGTTGCCAGCAATGGCACGCGCCACTGTAAAGCCTGCAGCCGAAACCGGGCTGCGCTGCGTAAAGCAGGATGAACCAGAAACAGATTGAAGCCGCGATGCGCGGCAGGAATACCCTGCGTCAGGCCTGCAGGACAGACCTGTTCTTCCTATGCAAGGTGCTGGGCTATCCTGACGTCTGCTGGCGCGTCCACGGCCCGATCCTCGACGTCCTGCAGAAGTTCCCAGGCGGCGAGGACCACCAGAACAAGAAAACTGGCCTGCTGGAGTATCGTCCCTACAAGGAAATCTGGCAGCTTCAGGGCCGCCGCGAGAAGCTGATCCTCTACCCACGCGGCCATCTGAAGACCACAGTAGTCTCGCAGGCCCATGCCATCCAGTGGATCATTAACTACCCGGACATCCGCATCCTGCTCTCCTGCGCGACCGGCGACCAGGTGGAGAAGGTCATCCGTGCTATCAAGGGAGTCTTCCAGTACAGCGACGCGTTCCGTGCTGTTTTTCCTGATTTCTGCCCACCGCGAGAGAAGGCCAGCGACTTTGGCAGCAAGGATCAGTTCATCGTCCCGGCCCGCAGGACCCCACGCGGCGAGCCTACGATGTTCGCTGTGACCGTGGGCAAGACCATCGCTGGCTACCACCCCGACGTGATCTTCCACTCCGACCTGGTGGACAAGGAGAACGTGAAGACGCCGGGCGGCATCCGCGACGTGATCGAGCACTTTCAATACATGGCACCCCTGCTGGAGCGCTATTCAGCCCGTGATGGTTATCCGGCCAGCCGGGGCTTCACTTTTGTCGAGGGCACACCCTACGACTTCGGCGATCTGCATAACATGCTGATGAAGAACCCAGACTGGCATCCTGTAGTTAAGCCCGCTGCTAATCCCTATCCTCCGCGTACAGCTGCGGACATCCTGTGGCCGGAGCGCTTCCCGGCAGAGGAATTAGAACGCCTACGCCGCGAGATGGGCGACTGGATGTTTTGTACGCCTCACGAGACACCGATTCTAATGGCAGATGCCTCATTCAAACCCATCGGTGATGTAGCTATCGGCGATGTCGTTCTTGGGTGGGATGACAACGAAAGCAAGCCGCGACTGCGCAAGTCTAGGGTGTTAGATAAGGGCTTTATTGAAGCCGCCGATGTGCAGGAAATTACGATGGCGTCTGGCAGAAAGTTGACTGCGACCCCCGAGCACCTATGGCTGTCGGGTTGGCAGAGGAGAAAGGGCCACCATAGGCGGTATGCACAAGTCGGTGGTAAGTACCGCTCGGTTAATATGCTGTCTTTTGTTGACCACCCTGGCAATGAGGAGATGACTGCTGACCAGCAAAAAATGGCCCATAGGCTCTCAGGTCTTTTTGATGGCGAGGGATCGTTGACAGCTAAGGTAACGCTGAATTTCACCCAAGGCAACGTGAAGAACGCCGTTGTATGTGCCCGTATCGCGGATCACCTAACCGCTCTGGGGTTTTCTTATCAGCCATTCCATCGCAAATGTGCGAAGGCGCATTGGCAGCCGACAACTCTCTTTCAACTTCATGGAGGTTATCGGACTGTATTTCGCTTTATGCGGATGTGCGATCCAGCGAGACGCCAAGAGATCGTTGATCGGCTGCTGCCACACACAAGTCGGTTCACGCAACGCGACAAGGTTGTAAGTGTTAAGCCTGCAGGTAAGCGAAAGGTTTACTGGCTGACCACAGAAACTGGCAACTATGTTGCGTGGGGGTATGCCAGCAAGAACAGTGCCCAGTACCTGATGAAGTGCGTAGCCCAAGGCGATGGGCTCTGCGACCCCAAAGAGATCAAGTTCCTGTCGCACTCCATTGTGCGCGAGCTGCTGCCGCGTCTACGCCTACAGTGCATCATCGACCTTGCTGGAATGGAGAAGACCAGGGACGGAGATGACACTGTGCTCACCGTCGCAGGCTTCGACCGCGATGGCCGGGCCATTGTGCCCGAAATCCACTGCGGCCAGTTCGCCCCCGAAGAGGTGATCGGGCTGATGTTCGATATCAAGCGGCGCTACCCCAGCCTGATCTGCTTCAAGATTGAGAAGGACTCCCATGCGCGTGTGCTGCTTCCATTCCTACAGCGGGAAATGTCGAAGCGGAATATCTACCTCAGCATCATCGAAATTAAGCGGGACACGCACACCTCGAAGCAGCAGCGCATTCGCGGCCTGCGCCCCTGGCTGAAGAACTCGCTTATCACCTTCAGCGATGCCATTCCACTGACCACCAAGCAGAAGCTGCTGGACCAGGTCGCACAATTTCCTTCGCAATCGTCTGGAGTTCACGATGACATTCTCGATACGCTGGCCGACGCCATGCAGGACGGCGAGGGCGGTGTGACCGTGGACGTGGTCGCCGATCCGCCCGATATGAAGTTCGGGCAGTTTGGCGTTCAGCGCCCCCCAGACCGCTTCCTGGGCTTCGGCGAGGCAGGCGTCTCACGTTGGCTCTACGGCGAGGATGGCAAGCAGGACGTGCGCTCTATGACAGGACTCCTATGAAAATCACCAATCTGACTGGCCAAGTATTTGGAAGGCTGACTGTCATGGGCCTTCATGGGCGGACTCGTGCGCACAAAGCGATCTGGCTATGTCTCTGCTCTTGCGGAACTGCGAAACCGGTACTCGCTACTAACCTCGTGCGGAGCCTGACGAAGAGTTGTGGATGTTGGTCCAAGGAGGCTACAACGCTTCGCAACACGAAACATGGCCATCACGGCAAAGACAACGGCAGCAGAAGCTCTGAATACCGAAGTTGGGATGGGATGCTTCAGCGCTGTATGAACCAGAACAATGCTGATTACAAAAATTATGGGGGACGTGGCATATCAGTCTGCGAACCTTGGCGAGACTTCTCCGGCTTCCTCTTCGATATGGGCTACAAGCCTTCATGTGCACTCACCATTGAACGGATCGACAACAACGGGAACTACGAGCCAGGAAACTGCCGCTGGGCAACTCAATTAGAACAAGCAAGAAATAGACGATCTAGTAGGCGTTCCGCGTGAGCATCCCCGATAGCGTTGTTCCTATAGCCGAGCCGCTTTCTCAGGCGGATCAGCGGCAAATCAAGCTAGCATCCGACCCTTGGTCAGATGACTATGCCCTGGACATCGTCAAGAGCGACTGGGCCTACGCGGAGAGCTACCGCACCAACGCCCACGACTGGCGCTATCGCAACGCGGATGAACTCTACCTAGCTTGGGTAGGTCAACGCTACTGGGATGGCACTCGCGTGCCGCGCTCCAGCATCGGCGTGCCGGTAGTCTACTCGCAGATCGAGGCTCTGCTTCCCAAAACAGTCCCCGCGGTCACCAACCCGGACGGCTACTTCTTCTACTCCGAGACCGACCTGGGCGATGACGAAGAGCTGATCGTGATGGCCTGGAAGGAGATGGTCGTCAAGCAGCTGGAGGAGACCCGCTTCCGGGTGCAGGTGGCCCGCGCCCTGAAGTGCATGAAGCAGCACGGCAATGGCGTGCTGGAAGCTGGCGTCGAGGACTACGAGGAAGAGTTCATCCAGTTCAAGCGTAGTACGCGGCCCACGGGTATGCGCATGATGAACCACCCCTTGGCCGGGCCGGTGCCCGTTCCCACAGGGACCTCTGAGGACTACAGCCGCAGCATCAAGCGTGAGAAGAAGCAGCGCCCCTACGTGCGCTACGTCTCGCTGAAGGACTTCTACGTGGACCCCAGCTGCGAATCCACCGTGCTGCAGGAAGGCGCTGGCTACGTGATGAAGCGGGTCTACATGACCGCTGGCCAGATCAAGGCGCTGAGGAGCAGCAAGGACTTCAAGATTCCCGATGACGAATATCTGACCAACCTGAGCAAGGCCAAGGCGACCGCCAACCAGGATGTGACCAAGCTATCTTCTGAGCTGTTCCGCTACAACATGTGGAACCCGGCGCAGGACTACAGTGTAGACCCGGCACAGAAGCGCATCGCGGTCATCGAGTACACCACCAACGCCCGCAAGATTTGGTGGCTGCAAGGCGGCCTCGACACGCAGTCGGTCATCTACAACAAGTCGAACCGCTATGGCGAGATCAATTACTACTCTGTGCCCTACGCTGATGTGCTCGACCGCTGGCACGCTATGTCGCTCTGCGATGTGGCCGAGGGCGAGCAGCGCCTGCAGCAGGCCATCATCAACTCCCGCATTGACGAGCTGGCCCTGGGCCTACACCGGCCCCTGATGAAGCGGCGTGGAGTAACAATCCCTGCTTATCAGCTCAAGGTGCGCCCCGGCGTAGTGATCGAGACCGAGCAGCCCGAGGATGTGAAGCAGATGGAGGTACTGAACATCACGCAGAATGCCTTCGTGGAAGTCCAGGCTTCGGAGCTGCGCGTGCAGAAGATGGTGGGGCTCTCTGACCTGGCGGGGCAGGGCGTACCTACGGCAGGCGGCAACTCAGCCAATCGCACAGCCACGGGTGTGAATACTCAAGCAGGTGCCCAGGAAAGCCGCATCAACTACCTGATCGAAACCATCGAGGACATGCTGATTGAGCCCGTGGTCACCGCCGTGATCCGCTACAACAAGAAGTTCATGGACCCCAAGCAGGCGGCCAATTGGCTGAAGCTGGACAAGCGCTTCCAGAAGCTCAACCCGGAGAACGTGATGAACGCCCGGATCGCCTGTGAGTGCAGGGCTTCGGTGAAGATGAGGGCGCGGATGAACTTCCTGCAGATATTCCCGCAGCTGTCGCAGACCTACCTTAACCCAGAGGTGCTGCAGCTGCTGGGCAAGGTGGGCAAGAAGTTCAACATCGAAGAGTGGTTGCACATGTCCATGGACGCACTGAACTATGCGCCGCGTAAAGCCCTGATCCAGGACATGACCAAGGAAGAGCAGGCAGCGATGAACCAGCCGCCTGCCGAGGCCAAGCTCAAGATGCAGGCAGCCCAGCAGCAGCAGCAAAGCCAGGAGGGAATCAATGATAAGCGGCTCATTGCAAAGCTGCTGGAAACAGTTATCAAAATGGGGTTCCAGAATCATGCCAAGTTTGCCGAACTGGATGACAAGCACCAGCTGGGGATCGCGGACCTCCTACTCGGAGCAACAGGAGCAGGAGATCAGGGCGATTCAGCAGGAGCAACAGACGATAGTGGAGAGGGCCAATAAGTTCGACCAGCTCTCGCTGGCCGGTTACGACGAGATCATGCGGGTGATGGCCGCCCGCGTGAACGACGAGATCATAGCTGCCCGCACCAAGCCCGACCTTACGCAGGAACAGCAGGTCCACGTAGTGCGCTGGAATGCCATGCAGGACGTGCTGGACGCTGGTATCAACTTTGTGAATGACACCATGAAACGCCGCGACGAGATTCGACGGGCCGAGCAAGAGGCACTGCTCGATGCCGCCCGTCAGATGCGAGGAGAGGACTATGCCTGAAACGACAACTGCGCCCACGGGCGCGACAACCACAACGCCTACACCCTACGAGCTGACCTTGGCCGATGGCACCGTCATCAAGGCGGCCAACCAAGACGAGGCCATCAAGGTGATGGCCAAGATGAAGGTGGACACTGCCAATGCGCTGCGGGAAGCCAAGGAGAATGCCGAACAGTTGCGGCAGCAGAATGCTAACCTGACAGCCCAGATCAACGCTGCACCCAAGCCACAGCCTGCCAAGCCGCAGGAAAAGAATGGATTCGACAACGACCGCTACTGGACGTTGCTCAACAGCGACCCGATGGAAGCCCAGAACTACCTGGACGCCCACCGCTTTGGCATCGAGGACCCCAAGCAGGTGCCGCAGCAGTTCGCGCAGATGCGTCAGGAAGTTTCCGAGATGCGGCAGCAGGCCATTGCGGCCCAGTTCTATCAGCACCGCGCTGAGGAATTTCCGGCTGAGCCACAGGCTGTGCGGTCGGTCTCGCAGCGCTTCCAGGAGCTGGTGAACCAGGGCTTCCCGGCTAACGCGCTTACGCTGGACTTCGGCTATACGCAGCTGGTCAATGAGGGGGCGATCAAGCCGCTGGAGAAGAAGCCTGCTGCTACGGGCACCACGGCTGAGCCTGAGCAGCAGCCCAATCCAGCACTCACTGGCGCGGGCGGGACTCCTCCAGCAGATTCTGAGCTGGATAAGTTCTCGAAGATGAACAGCACAGAAATGGAAGCTTGGCTGCGCGACAAGGGGATGTTCAAATAGCTTTCCTGAATCCCTTGCCCACTCTGAGGGGAGAGCTAGGGGGTTCAGGAACCGCCGAGGGGCTGCGCCGGGCTGGCACGGCCCCTCATAAAGAAAGCTGGAGGAGCTTATGGTTAGCTATAGGCAACGCTGGGATGAAGTCGCCAAGGCCTACGTCATCCACCTTTACGAGTATGGGCTCTTTACGCAGGCCACCAAGCTAGAGGATGTCCCAAGGGCCGCAGAGTCGTGTGTGAGCCTCTATCTACAGTCCTGTGCTCGTAAGGGTATCGAGCCACGCAAAGGCAGCTCCTAGAGCCACAGGACGCGAATGAGAGTATTCCTAGCTTACGATGGCAACCTCGCCGCTGTGCCCTTCCTGGAGAAGGCACTGGACGCTTGGGCGGAGGTGCGCTTTGCTGAGCCCTCGGTCATGGAGCTGGAGTCCGGCGAGAAGTTCGAGATTCAGCGTCGGGTCGTGGCAGACGGCTTAGCCAAAGATGATTTCTACATCCTCGCTGATATCGACGCTGTGCCGGAAGAGCCCTATGTGATCTCCGCCATCCACAAGATGCTGCCTACGCGGCCCGATATGGGAATGGCCTTGATTCGTCCTGTCTTCAGCGTGGGTGGGCGCGTCCGCGTGATTCGCAAGGGCCTGGTCGAGAAGTGGCCTGCGCAGCGCACAATGACCTATGACCAGGAACACGGCGAGGCCATCATCAAGGCAGGCAAGCAAGTGGAGATGTGGGATGACATCCACTACCGGCTGCTGCCCTCGCCCATTGCGCTGGTGAACTGATGCCGCGCTTCCTGGTGGACATCGAGCCGGGGCTGCTGCTGATCCTGATCCGGCATGGGGCAACCCAGCTGAATGACCCAGCTGCACCTCGGGTACGCGGCTGGGACGATACTGAGCTATCCGACTCCGGTAAGTTGGAAGTGCAGATGGCAGCAGAGAAGCTCAAGCAGTATGACCTGAAGCAGCTGTATCACTCCGATTTTATGCGGGACTCACAGACAGCCCAGATCATCGGCAACAAGCTCAACATCAATGCTGACACGGAGTGGGATGCCCGTACATGGGACACTGGGCTGTTCTCCGGGCAGCTTGAGAGTGTTGCCAATCCGGCGATCTTCGAGATCTACAAGCGGCCCTGGCAGTCAGCCCCTGGCGGGTCTGAGTCTATGAACGAGTTCCTGGCACGCTGGCAGCGGCTGCTGGACTCCAAGATCGATCTAGCCAGCCGGGTGCCAGTCCTGCGTCCTCTGGGGATCGTGAGCCACGGGCGTCCCATTGCCGCCACAGATTCTTACGTCAACGACAAGCCACTGCTGGAGGGCTACATGCCCTATCCAGCCGGCTTCGCACTGCTCTCGGTTGGGCTGGACCGGAAGCTGAACTTTGAGATCGTGCCACCCCAGGAGCCTATTACACAGGATGTCTGACTCTACACCTATCATCGAATTCGACGCACAGCACATTCCTGAAGCCGTGCCCCGCATCCTGATCTTTGTGCTGACCACCTATGAACGTACGGGCTGGGTGCAGAAGGACCTGGCGCAGTTCCTCATTGGCCTGCGGGAGAACATGGCCTATGCAACCCAGATCATGTTCATCCACAACTCGATCCCTGCAGCCGGAGCCCGGAACTACATTGGGCGGCTCATGTGTAGCGCCAAGGGCACGCTGCCTGACTGGGTCTGCATGATCGATAACGACATGGCCCCGCCAGCCAACTTGCTGGACACGATCAAAGCGGCACCAGCAGACGCTGCCGTGGCCGTCCCTGCATTCCATCTGTGGGATGGAGACGAGCGGCGGACCAAGCTGTGCTGGGGCATGGATGACCGCCAGGTCGCGGCCATTCGGGGCTGTATAGACCCTGGCAAGTTCTATCCGTTGACCAAGTGCGGCACCGGCGTGATCTTCATCCGGCCCAAGTTGTTCCGGAAGGTGCCTGCGCCGTGGTTCTGGTACACCTACAACGAAGACATGCACATGACCTCGACCGAGGATATCAACTTCGCCCTCAAGGCGCGGGAGCATGGTCTCAAGCTCTACGGCAAGGGCGGCATCGTTGTGGGTCACCATCATACTGTCGATCTGGCGCTGGTCGATAAGATTCAGCAGCAGGTGCGGAAGGCCCAGCGTGAACTGGACGAGGCCCGCGCCGAAATCGCATACCTGAAGAAAGCAGCCCCCGCAGAATATTTGCGGCAGGGGCTTGACAATGGAAGTTTCGCAGGTTCAGACTTAGCACGATCACAGGACCCCTCTGAGAGTCCCTCCAGTTGTCCTGTACTGGCAGCAGCAGTGAGTCCCACCGAATAGCTGCCCAAGATGCTCCGCGTGTCCCGCAGGGGTAGTAGAACCAAACCAATACAGAGGGAAGGATGACACGAAATGGCTTATACCCCAGCTAAATTACTTGGCTGGTAACTGAGCTGTATCCGTCAAAGGCTGTTAAACAGCAGAGACGGAGGAAAGACGCACTTGAGACAGAAATCGTTTGCTTACATGGCCGGGATTATCGACGGAGAAGGGCACATCACCATAACTGGTGCGCGGCCCTGCAAGTACGTCCGGCCTGGGCGGCTGAACCCCGACAAGAGCTGGCGGTTTCAAATCAATATCGGCGTGACGTCCACCGACAAGCGGCTTATTGATTGGATTGTAGGCCACTTTGGTGGGACGTTTTACGCTGACAAGCGGCAGCAACAGAACTGGAAGCCTGCTTACCGTTGGAGGCTTCTGGGACGAAATGCTCAGGAACAGTTCTTGCTAGGAGTTCTTCCGTATCTCGTTCTGAAACAGGAGCAGGCAAATCTGATGCTCCAGTTCATCAGGATGGGAGATATTGAAGACCAGGAAGCAAGACGGTTCTTCTATGAGCAGTTCATGGAGTTGAATCGCCGTGGCGTATCCCCAGAGACTAATACGCTCAGCGCACCTGACGGTGCGAAGATAGAGTCCGTACTCATGGGCGACCATGAGAGTGTAATCACAGTGATGTGACTTACCTAAACGCGATAGGGTAACACTACAGTAACGCCGGGCCTAAACCACTTTGCGACGGTGTGGTACAACCGCCGAGCGCTGGACCAGTTGAAGCGGCGCTTCCGGTTCTACAACGCCACCGAGCCCGATATGATTCCTCGGCGCTCCGGCAAAACGGTTCAGTGGTTCCGGTACACGCTGCTTGGTGCCAACACCACACCAGCAGCTGAGGGCGCGGTTGGCAACTCCAACACGCTTGCTACCACGACCGTATCCGGCACAGTCGCCGAATACGCAGATTTCATCACCGTCTCCACCCTGGCCGACGAGACCGCAATCGATCCGATTGTTCAGAATGCTGCGGAACAGCTGGGCTATGCGGCTGGCCTGTCGGTAGACACCATCATCAAGGCTGAGTTTGATACCAACTCCACGGCTGTGCTGACACCGGGCACACTGGGCACCTATGCCACAGTGGACGACCTGCGGCGCTGCAAGGCGCTGCTGGAAGGCATCGACGTCCGCCCCAAGGATGAGAAGTTCTACTATGCCGTGGTCCACCCGTACATCATCTACGACATCAAGTCGGATTCCACCGCTGGCGGCTTTATCGACCTGATGAAGTGGGCGAACCCGAAGGAGTTCATCGAAACCAACAACCCGTTCGATGAGCCCGTGGGCATGGTGGAGAACATCAAAATTTGGGCGACCACCAATGTCACCACCAGTGGCACTGCTCCCAACGTCCTGTACTCGACCTATGTAGTTGGGCGTGGGGCTGTAGGCGCGGTTGATCTGCAGGGTTCTGGGCCTTCCAAAGTAGAGGACCCGTCCAAGCAGCAGTTCCGCATCAACGTGATTCGCGGTGGACCGCAGATCGCCGACCCGGCTGGCATGATCGGCGCGGCGGTCAGCTACCGTTATGTCTTCCTGGCGAAGACGCTGGATTCCACCAACCTGCGTTACCGGATTTTCAAGCCGGACGCGAGCTTGGTCTAAGGAGAGCACACCATGCCTAATGCAAACACAATTCAGCGCCTGGTAGGCGCTCCCAGCCCGGCACAGGGGGCCAATGCTATCCCTTCGTATTCGCCCACGGGGACCAGCGCTACCGTGATTACCAACCAGGTCAGCAGCACGACCGCTGCGGTGCTTACGCTGGCGGGAGCTGGCCAGATATCCAGCGCCACCACGGCCCCCAGCTATGGGATCAACTTTGACGGCCTGCCGTTTAAGCTGCGGCTGGTCGGCAAGGTAACTACCAAGGCTGCCTGCAACGTCACGGTCGGCATCATGCAGGGGAACACCACGACCTACACGTCCGGCAACTTGATTGCGACCACATCGGCGCGTTCTGTGGGCACCACGTCGGCGACGTTCTTCCTGGAAGCCATCTGCATGTGGGACAACGTGAAGCAGACCATCACCGGTCTGCAGTATGGGTTCATCAACAACGTGGCCGATCCGACCATTGCGATCATCAGCAATGCGGTTTCGGTTACCGCTCAGTCCTCGCTGTTTTTCGTGCCTGTCCTCACCTTTTCGGACACCACGACCGGGACCACAGCGGTTATCACTGAATTCGTAGCGGAGACCCTCTAATATGCCGCAGTTTGGAATGCTCGTTAACCCGCAGACTTTGCTGGCCCTGGCCACGCAGACGACCACTGGCACCAGCGCTAACCTGACCATCATGGCCCCGGCAGCCGCCTACCGCTTCTTCGTCAAGCTGAAGACGGTCAGCGGCACCACGCCTACGCTGGATGTTTTCCTGTCCACCAGCTATGACGCCACCGCAGCGGCAGGCACCGACTACGTAAACTTTCTGCACTTCGCCCAGATGACCACTTCGGGGCTTGGGCGGCAGATGTCATTCCGGCCCTATCTGAGTTCGGGCGACGTGGCTATTGAATCCCAGGCAGCATTCTTTGCCACCGCTGACGGGGCAACCGGCGCAACCGCGATTGCAGTCAACGGCCCCATCAACAACAGCGCTATTAAAGTGCGCTGGGTGCTTTCCGGCACCTCGCCGAGCTTTGCATTTGAAATCGGTGTGATCTCGGTCGCACAGGACTTGTCAGACTAAGCTCCTAACCTTTTGCAGCACTGGGCGGGATCGAGTCCCGCCCTTGCTATTTCAGCCATGCTCGGACTCGACACAGAGAAGCAACAGAATTGGCAGCGGCAGACGGCCAGGGAAGGCGCTGAGGAAGCGCGCCAGAAGGCCCTGATCCACGATCTGCAGTCGAACACGGTGACCGTGGCCCCGGACAATGGCCGCGATGTATCCGACCTGATGGCCCAGATCGGGCGTCCTCTGACCGCACAGCAGGTCATCGAGCGGCTGAAGAAATGCAACTCACGGCTGGTCTTCCTTCCTGCTAGGGGCTATCCGCTGTACGGCATCTACCTGCTCGATCCCACGGGGCGGGTGCATGTGACCCCTGAGGGCCAGGTCATGACCATCCGGCATATCTGCGGTATGGAGTCAGGGATCATGCCTGAGTTCTCTGTGTTGCATAAGACAAAGGCGCGAGTGCCAGACCAGGAATTATTCAGCCGGGCTAAGCCCAGTAGGGAGGTCGCCTGGAAGGAAGTCGAGACCTTCGGCAGCGAGACCCGTGGCTGGCGCACTGTGCTAGTACGGCTGCTGCACGCTGGGCTGATTACCCGCCTGCAGGTCGAGCAGTACTTCGGCTGGCAGCCCTCATACGATTCCCAGAAGTGGAAGACACAAACCCAATAGGAGGCTTATATGAGCCAGATGCAGACAGTCAATCTCACATTCGAGCAGCTGCAGGAGCTGATGTCCAAAGTCGTTGCAGCGGCTGTCTCGGAGAGCAAGAAGCTCAATCCCATCGAGGAGCGCAAGCTGAAAGAGCAGCTGGAGGCAGACCGGCGCAGGGCGCTGCTGGCCATCCAGTTGGCCAAGGACGAGAGCAGCGCTATGCAGCGCAAGAAGATGGGCTGCTCCCACATGGCAGATATCAAGAGCGGACAGCCCGTGCCCAAGGGATCGTTCGGAGGTAACTGGACGACCGGGGGGCAGGTCCACTCCAACGGCACTATCACACTAGTCTGCCTTCGCTGCAACTGGGAGTGGCGCTTCAAGGCTACCGATGCGGAGAAGCAGTATGCGCAGGACGCCGAGCATGGACTGCTCTACTTTCCGCCTCCGGGTGACGAGCGTCTACTGAAGGACGAAGAGCAGCCCGCAATAGTAGCTGCCTAGAACTTACAGGTTTGCCCCAGGAGCCTTAGCAGACCCTGACCCTCGCGGGGAAAAGCCTCCTATAGCTCCTGCAAGGCCTCCTGGGGCAAAGTAACGCATTTAAATGTGTACGTACAGCACGTTTAGCCTACCGCCAGAGTTGCTGGGCAGGGTCGAGCAGGAAGCCTTCCTCGATCACTTGGATGAAGCTATCGCTGGCGCACCGACACCAGCCGCAAAGCTTGTGCTGATCCGGGCCAAGCAGAAGATCAACAGCCTACTCAACCAGACCAGAGGCCACTCGAACTAAGCCATGGCACAAGCCAGTCCGACCTACACACCGCAGGACGCGCTGAGCCTGAACCAGAACCTGATCCACGGGTCGCCGACTGCTGCGATCCAGGCGATGGCCTGCGATATCGCCAATTCGATGATCTGGACCTTCTACCCGTGGTCATGGACGCTGAAGTCGCTGACGGCCATCGCCCTTGTGGACGGAACCCAGGACTACACGCCCACGGACACAGATATCCTGCGGCCCATCCGCATCCAGCTGGTGCGCACCGATACCACGCCAGCGGAGACCCGCGAGCTGGGCTTCCTGGCGAACCTGTCTCCTGAGCTGAGCCGCAAGGGCGGGCTGGAGTCGAACACTAACGCAGGCTGGTATGCTGCCAATAACTTCATCCGCCTCATGTACGCAGCCAGCATCGGCACCGGGCAGACGCTGCAGCTGCAGGGTATCTACCAGAAGGTGCCCAGCAGAATCCGGGATGGCGACCTGAAGACCACCCTCGCCGCTCCCGACCGCTACTTCAACGTGTTTGCTGAGGGCGTGCTGTGGCAGCTGTACCGGCTCACAGATGATCCCAGGGCAGGGGGCACGCAGTACCGCAAGAATGGTGGTATGGACCGTGTCTACACCGGGCAGCTGGCCGTCTTCATGGACTTCCTGCTGGGTATGGCGCGCACCGAAGACTTGGCCACCGGCGATCAGTTCATGTGGCCGGAAAGTCCCCTCGGTGTTGGGCGTTCGTACTGGCCAGGTTTGTATGGGCTGTAGACCAAGAGGAGAGCATACATGGCAGGCGCAGTAACAGTCAGCGGAAATACACAGGATCAGACCGGCGCGAATGTCCAAGGCTACGCTGTCTTCACGCTGCTTAATTTCAGCGCGGGCACGCTGCCGCGTGTGCTGGGCACAACTACGATTGTGGAGCGCATCCATCGCTTCCAAGCCAACGCATCCGGTGTGATATCGGGCACCTTGTTCGGCAACGATCAGATCGACCCGGCTGGGACGGTCTACCTCGTATCGATCTTGGATGCCAGTGGCAACGAGATATCCGAGGCACTGTTCAACATCACGGGCTCGACCTTCAACATCAACTCAGCTACGCCGATCACCGTGTCTCCCGTGGTCACGCCGCCCATCGGCGATACCACGTATCAGCGGCTGGACGGCGGGAACAACGCCACAGGCAGTTATGTCCCGGCTACGAACAACGCGAGTGATCTTGGGTCAGCAAGTTCAGGGTGGCGGACGGGATATTTCAGTACGTCAGTTCTCTCCAGGACGAACAACACGGCAGACCTCGGGACCGCGGCGATTGGTTGGAGAACTGGCTACTTCGCTACTTCAGCCATAAGTGCGGCCTTCGTTTCCAAGACAGTGAACCCTGCTGCCCTTGGAGCCGTGCGCTTGGCGAATGGCGACTTTTTAAATTTCCGCAATTCCGGCAACAGCGCTGATCTGAATATCCTCAGCATGAACGGAAACACCACCGTCTTAGGTGACGTTTCGGGCGGAGGCGGCATTCAAGCCAATGGACTGTTCCTGCAAGATATAGGTAACGCCGGAACGGCTGCTGGGTCGGGTTGGCTGCGCCTGCAAAATTCTGACAAGGTAAAATCCCGCAACAATGCCAACAGCGCTGATATCAACATCATTGGGACGACAGCCAGCGACATCGTAGATGTGGGCGACACGTCCGGTATCGGGCTCGCGGGCGTGATCCAAAATCAAGCGCATACCGTGACCATGGGCATCACCCAGAAGAAAGGCTCCGGCGCTGGTAACTATACCTCAGCTTCTGCCACCTACGTGCGGGTGGATAGTACCAACCTGAAGTTCACTACCGTGATCCCCACGGGATGGAAATTGTCCGCAAACTGCAGCGGAGCTATCAGCAGCCTGACGGCGGCGGTTAATGTCCTATTCGCATTGGCGGATGGCACTGCTGACAACACGGGAATCATCTCAGCAAGTATTGCCACCCCGGCACTTGCTGGGGGCTGGGCCTCGTTTTCGATCAATACCGTGGTAACTGGAGATGGAGCGTCACACACCATTAATCTGCAGTACGCCACAACCAATGCCCTTGATTCGGTGACCATACAAAACACCGATACGATTAACACCGTAGTTATGGCCTTCACACTGATGCCCTCGAACTAAACATGCGTGGTTTGTAGGTGCTGAGCCGCCCATGATAGGCAGCATCCCGGAGCAGGGACTTCGGAGCGCACGTGCTGCAGAGTGCCCTCTTGGGCCGATCACATATCCGGCTGCATCTGACGCAGCGCCCATCTATTTTGAGCGTCTTATACCGGGCTTCTCTGTATGCCTTGCGGCAGTCTTTGCATTCATAGCTCAGGCCATCGGCTGTGCCGCTGTTCTTGTTGAACATGCACTTAGGGCCGGAATTGGCAAGGTGACGGGTGCAGCGGCAGCAAATCTTCATGTGGATTAAACCAGCTGGGCAGCAATTGTAGCACTGAAAGGCGTTCCGAAAAACCATGAACTTCTTAGCACCCTTCGGATGGGCGGGCTTCGTAGTCCTGGCCCTGATTCTGCTTCTACGCGAGCTGTCGCCTATCTTGACGCGCCGTAACGGCAACGGCAAGAACGGCCTGCGCATGGCAGGCCAGATGCCGAAGGAGTACTGGCAGCTGGAAATGCGCGAGGCATTCGCCGAGGGTATGAAGGCCACCAATGAGCTGCTCGCCCGGATGGTCTGCGTACAGGAGGAGATGCGCGATCTCCATCGCGAGTACATCCCCGAACTCAAGGCGCTGAAGGAAGAAGTCAGCCGTCACAAGCCATGACAGCCAGCTTAATTTTATGCCTGACCCAAAGCAGTTAGCGCACCGCCACATCAGCGCGACTAATCTGCCCTACATCTCGAACCTGAACCCGACGCAAACCGATCCCTGCTACGTGGCGGGATCGCAGGACGTGCTGACCACCATCGCGGGCTACGCGGAGCGGCGGCTGGGCTTTGCCGATAACGTCGAGGTGACGCCTACGACGTTCGTCAACGCCAAGCGCATCTTCTCGTGGGACCGCACCGATGGCACCTTCATCCAGATGGCGTGTGATATCAACGGGTCCAGCCAGGCGGTCGTCTACAAGCGGGTCATCGGCACCGATAACAGCTTCGTCTCCATCTTCACGGACACAGGCAGCTCCACAGCATTCGACTTCGTAGTCTCGAACAACACCATCTACTTCAGCAATGGCAGCACAGCCCGCAAGTGGGACCCGACCAATGGGCTGTCGAATTGGGGGATTACAGCTCCAGCTGCGGCACCTGTGGTGGCCACGGTGGCAGGAACCCTGGTGGCCAACATCGGTTATCAGTATGTGGTCTGCTATCACAATTCCGCCTCTGGGCATGTGAGTTCGCCCAGCCCCAAGTCGGCTGTGATCGTGCCCGCAACCCAAGGCGTGCAGGTAACCCTTGTGGCCGCGGCTGACGCGCAGGTCACGGGCATCAAAGTCTTCCGTACCACCGATAGCGTAGCCACGGGAACTAACGGCGCCACGTTCTTGGAGATCACCAGCTCGCCCTTCACCAACACCAACCAGAACATCACGGACAACACCGCAGACACAGCGCTCAACATCTCCTCGATTGCGCCCACGCCGACGTTCAACGATCCACCCCCGGCGATGCAGGCGCTGGTGTACTTCTCCGGCAGAGTCTGGGGCTTCAGCGGGAGCAAGGTTTTCTTCTCCGGGCTGGAGGAGATCATCACCGGCACCCCAGAAGAGGCGTTTCCTTCCGGTACGGCGGGGAACTTCTGGCGGTTCGATCAGCCGGTGCAGGCCCTGGCCGTTGCTGGGGATGTGCCCAACCAGACCTTGGTGATTTTCTGCGGAGGCAGAATCTACGGCATCACTGGTAACACGCTGGACACCTTCCGCCGCTTCCTGCTGACCAAGCGCAGGGGCTGCAGGGCCGTCACCTGTATCAGCGAGCTGGGCGGCATGGTGGCCTGGCTGGACTCTTCCAATACCATCTGGGGGACCGATGGCGGCTCACTCAAGGACCTCTCCACTGATATCCGGCCTGATCTGGCCAGCGTCACGCCCGCCAACTGCAGCATGACCTTCCACGTTGCGGGCAGGTTTCACTGGCTGGTTTTCTCCACCGGCGCGAAGCTCTTCGTCTATGACATGGATACCGAGCAGTGGATGCCGCCCTGGACCTTTGTTTGCCAATACGTCTACAGCGGCGAGGTATCGGCTGGAGCCTACAAGCTGATGGCTATGACAGCGACCAAAGCACTGCAGCTTTCCGCCACAGCCCACAACGATAACGGAGCCAGCTATACGCTCATTGCCCAGACCAACTTATTCAGCGTAGTCCCGGACTTCGGGCGCAGGTTCTCGACTGTGGGAGTCGGCTCCTACGATGAGCCCACACGCACGGGAACACCCTATTTCTTCCAGGTGGATAGCAACAGCGTTACGCTACAGGACGTTGGCTTCGCGGCGGATGAGGACCCCACGCTAGCCACAACCATCTACACTTCGATCTTTGCTCAGCGCACCGGCCCTGAGACCGCCTTCAACCGCAGCAATGGAATCAATCTAGTGCAGAGCATCTTTGCCATGACCCGGCCCAACGCACGCTGGATCAGCTTCCAGATCAAGGGACAGGCTGCAGATGACGCGCTGAAAATCTATGGATTCTTCCTCGCCTACCGACAATTCCGCTAATCTGCTGATCCTGGCACAGGCGTCCACGGCACCTAGGCCGTCTGCCGCCAAGGACATGGCCTATAGCCCTGGCGATGGCCCAGATGCAGTAAGCAGCGACTACGCCTACCGCAGCGAGCGCGGCCAGCCCTTCCTGCGCGCTGGCAGCTTGGTGGTGGCTACACCCCAGTTCAAGGGGTTGACGCTGTACTCGCCAACCGGGCAGACGCAGCAGATTAATGTCCCTATACCGACAAATTCCGCTGTTGGGGCGACCAGCAGCCCCACAACGACCAGCGGCGCATACGCCGTGATCCCCGAGATGAAGGTCAGCATCACGACCTCGGGCGGAAAGATTCTCATCCTATTTTCGTCAGTCATATCGACCGACACCAACGCTACGGGCTCAAACTACGCGATCTTCCGCGACGGCGTGCAGGTTGCAACCTTTGCGAATGCTTGGCCTACAGCCAACATCGGGCAGATGATCGCTTTCAGCTTTCTTGATAACCCACCACTCGGCGTACATACCTATGACATTCGTTGGAACAACACGGGTGGGGCCAACAAGCTGACAGCCAGTGGTACGCAAAGGACAATCCAGGCGTCAGAAATTCAGACGGGCAGCAGCCCTTCCACGTCCATCACGATCCCCACCAAGTCACGATGAAACAGCTCAACACGCGGATGGCCAGGCCCGAGGATGCGCCCCAGATACTGGAGTGGCTGCAGGCCAACCCGGCTAATGAGTTCGATCCCGGCATCCTGAGCTATCCCACGCTGCAGGTGCTGTGCTCCTACAACGCTGAGCCGGTCTGCTATCTGCCTACGCAGAAGGCCCTGATTCTTGAATCCACGGCTATACGCCCAGGGCTCAGCGAACTGGACTCGGCACAAGCCCTGCGGGACCTGGTCAAGGCAGCCCAGCTGCTGGCCTCGCAGAGCGGCCTGCGTGAGGTGTATTACTTCGGGACCGACCCAAGGCTCAATGCTATGGCGGAGCGGCACAATTTCACGCTAAGAAGGGGCTGGAAGGTCCTGCAGATGCGGCTAGGCTAAGCCTCCAGCGCCCCTCACGGACGCGCTATAGGGCCGCTGGACGCCAGCCAAACGATATTCTACGAAGCAACTGGACCAACTTATGCGAATCACCTATCGGGCAGTTTACGACATCGAAACCTGGGAGCTACTGGAGTGGGAGGGCGACCTCAGCTACAGCGGGCCTATTGAATACGTGAAGGGGTCGCACTCCAGCGCAGAGCAGGCGGCAGCGGATGCGCAGCGAACGCAGGAAAACGCTAATGCACAGCGCCAGCTGGAGATGCAGCAGCGGCAGATCGACATGGTCAACCCGACCCTGCAGAAGATCATTCAAGCAGGAGGCATGTTGCCGGAGCAGCAGTCGGCACTGATCTCCCAGCTCATGAATGGCATCGCCCAGCAGCAGGGGAACGTTGTAGGGCAGATCAATCAGTCCCTGGCCTCGCGTGGAATCAGCGGCGGAGACATGGCGGGCTCAGGAGACATTGCGCGAGACTTCGGTGGTCTTGGAGCGGCGATGTCTGGGCTGCAGCAGCAGGGAAGCCTCGGCATCCAGCAGATGAAAATGTCAGGGCTGGAACAGGCCATGAATACCGCCCTGGGGATCGGCGGCATGTACGGGCAGAACTTCGGCAGCTTCAACCAGGGAGCAGGCAACGCGCTCAATGCTGGAGTGCAGGCAGGTTACAACGCCGATCAGGCGTCCACCAGCCTGCTCGGCCCACTGCTGGGCGGAGCGCTGGGCATGGGTACGGCATTTGCCACAGGCGGAATGAGTAAAGCTGGAGGCGGCGGTGGGGGCGGTGGCGGAGGCTTCTTCCCGCCATTTGCGAGCTTCGGTTGCTGGGTAGCTGCAGCCATCTACGGAGATGCCTCGCCGGAATTCCTTGCAGCCCGGCGCTTCGTGTTCGAGCGCTGGCAGGGTTGGCTGGCTGATGCGTCTCGTTGGCTCTATCTGCGTATCGGCCCTTGGCTGGGCCAGAAGGTACGGAAGCACGCACTGCTCCGCAGGGCTCTGCGTCCACTGTTTGATATCGCGGTGAGAAGGGGGCGCTAAATGGCAAGAGCTATCGCAGTACCGACCAGGGCCGCAGCGCCTCCTAGCGTGGATACCTCCGCCATGCAGCAGGCGCTTATGACACAGATGCCTACACCTCCCGATCCGCCTGTGCCGCCACCAGCACAGGCCATGCCAGACCCTAATGCCCAGCAGCCGCAGCCCCCTCCAGCGCTGCAGCAGTCTGCCCAGGCCCCAGGGATAGGCGCTCCCAACCTCATCCGCATGATCGCCGGAATGATTAATCCGCAGTCCCGCATGGCGGGCATGGGAACCGGCGCGGGCCGGGCTGAGGTCTTCGAGCACTTCATGGGTAACCTCATCACGGGATTGGGCTCTGGTCTGCAGGCAGCGCATGGCCCTGGAGCCTTCGGTAAGGGCTTCGGGGCTGCCGTACAGGCCCCCTACCAGCAAGGTATGCAGCAGTTCCAGATGCAGCAGCAGGCACAGGCTAACCAGGCACAGATTCAAGGCGGGCAGGCCCGTACAGCCCAGACGCAGGCGCAGACGCAATTCTACCCGCAAGAGCAGAGGGCACGGCTGGACGCCATGACCATGGCTCCGCGTGTTGACCCCAAGACGGGACAGCCCATCGGCCCGATGACCAATGCCGGATATGCCAACTACGTCACCAAGATGGGGGTGGCACGGGAAACCTCAGCAGGCAAGATCGGCGCTGCGGAGGTCACGCAGGGAATTGACCCAAGCAATGGGAAGAGCATCAGCGGCAAGACCATGGGAGACTTCGGGGCCACAGGAGCCCTGGCTGACCAGCCGCCTACGAAGCAGAACATCGCACTGTGGAATGCGCAGCAGCGGGCTGCCGGAAAGACATCCACCCGGCAGGTCGTGGTGAACACGATAGACGGCCCGCAGGTCCTCAACCTCTCCAGCAGCTCGAAGCCGAATCTGCCTATGGGCAAGGGTGGAGCGGGTAGTACGCCAACTGCAGTTCAGTCTGGAGTCGGCAAGGGTATGCCCAGGCCAGGCAGCCCGAATGCCCGCCCAGACGGTCCAGTCGCAAGACCGATCTACGACACTCAGGGCATTCCCATCTCCAGCCCTCAGTCGGTGAACTTCATCGATAGGACCTATGTGCAGCCCGCCAACGGTGTAGAGAAATCGTGGAAGATGATGGACACGGCTTACCAGGAATACCAGGCAGCCAAGGCGCAAGGTAAGGAGCTGCCCACAGGCGCTCAGAGCATGCTGGCCCTCTCGACGCACCTGTCCAACACGTTTGGGGGCGTCAAAGGAGCCCGCGTTACGAAGGACATGATCGCAGAACACCTTCATGCGCGCAGCGTATCGGATGATGCCCTGGTTGCTGTCCAGCGGCTGACCAATGGTGATGTGCTATCCCCCGCTCAATGGGAAGCATTCCACGGTCTCATCAAAAACTCACGGGACATCTCCTGGCAGATCGCCGCCAAGGAATCCAGCCGCAGGCACGTCGATATTTCACAATCCATCCCATCCGATGTGAACCTGCAGGTGCAGATTCCGGGGCAGCAGCCGGGTCCGATCACCGCAGGCAGGCTCCACGACTTTATGCAGAAGTACCCCACAGCCCGCGTGGTCCAGTAACCTATGCCTCCACAAGACCCATACGCAGAGTTCCGGGGAGCTGCCCAGCAGGCGCAACCGGCGCAGCCGATGCAGCAGGCACAGCCAGCCCAGCAGGCCCAGGACCCCTACGCGGAGTTTCGCCAAGGCACACAGGCAGCAGCTCCCACGCCTGCCAAGCAACCGCCCACCAGCGCCAAGGACATCCGCAGGTTCGCTCTGAAAGGTGCCATCAACACCCTGCCTGGCATGGATATGCCCGCTGGTCCAGTGACTGCTGGGAATCTCATTCGCGGCAGATGGCAGGGAGCCAAGGAAGAGTTAACCGGCATGGGACAAGAGGCAGCAGGCATGGTTGGCAGTCTGCTGCCGCACAGCTGGTCGGACTACGCACAGGACATGATACTTCCGGGGTTCCGCCAAGACAAGGCGGCTGTGCAGAGCCACGTCCAGTCCTACCAAGCAGCAAAGCAGTCCGCGCAGCAAGGCGATGTGCCGGGAGCGGTCCTGCAGTCTGTAGCTACGGGCGTCCCTCTGGTTGGTCCCATGGCCACGAACATCTACCAGAAGGCATCAACGGCAAAGACCCCAGCCCAAGCCAACCAAGCTGAAGGCGCAGCGGGAGCAGACGTAGCCGCACTGACGCTGCCCGAGGCTGCCGGGCCGGTTTTAGCGGGCGCTAAGGGCCTCGTCAAGGCAGCTGATCCTGTAGCCGCAATGCGCTCTGCCTTACCAGGCAGCAGCTTATTGGATGCGTCCATCGACCATCTGTGGGGGACTGCCAATGAGATGGGGCTGAAGCCAGCTGACTTCGCAAAGAGTAATCCGCAGGCCGCCGCCAACCTGGCCAAGGTCGTCGATACAGCCCAGACCAAGCTGCAGCAGAACGATGCAGCCCTGGCGCAGCCTATAGTCCAGGTGCCGCAGCAGATGCCGTCGCTCATTGAAGGAGTGCGTAACAAGTTCGCGCAAGCGTTCGACAATGCAAATCCTGAGCTGGCAGCCCACATCCGCAGCGGTCAGGGTACAGTCGGTGACTTACTCACCATCCGCAACGAACTCAACCGCGTATTTGACGAGGGCGTTTACAGCAGCCCGGAGAAGACTGCTCTCCAGCAGTGGGGCAAGCAGGTGCGCAGTCAACTCTACGACGAGATCGCAAAGTTCCACCAGCTGCCTGACGAGGCGGTGCGCACCATGAAGCAGATTCAGGGGAACTTCCTCGAAGCCAAGACAGCGCTCGGAAGGGCCGTCTCCAGGCTCCAGCTGCAGTCTGATGTCGCGGCTGGAAGCACGGTAGGGCGGCGCATAGGAGCCAAGGTGGGTGGCGCTGCGGACTTGGCGACCGCTCCTATACGTGCCAGCCTCAAGGCAAAGATGGGCGTACCAGGCTTGGCGGAGCGGCTAGAGGTCGGGATGCGTGGCATGAAAGACACGAAGCCCTACAGTGTTCCGGTCAGCAACGCTCTGCCCAATGTGTGGAATGGGCCTACAGGGCCTTCAGCACCGACTGCAGAGCCTCAACTGCCCTGGGCCGGGGGTACGCCGCCTGTAAGCACAGGAGGGGCTCCTATAGGCCGTCCAGGGCTTCCTGCACCTCAGGGCGAGTTCCCCGGAATGCAGACTCCAGCGGCGGCTCCTGCCAGAGTACCGTTACGGCCAGAATTCCCGGTGCAGCGTCCAGCAGCGCCCGTAGCTGGGCTCGGCGGAGAGCAGCCCATTCCGGGCCGGTCCAAGCTGCCCACAGCGACTCCGGCAGCGCCTGAATTGCTAGCACCGAGCGAACCTGCCCTGGGCAAACCTGCAGCGGGTCCGGCCAAGGGAGGAGCGCCGACTTACACGCCTTCGGGCTTCCCTAAGCCAGCCACGCAGCAAGGCATCACTTTGGGAGCAGGTACGCCTAACGATCTCTACGGATCGAAGCTGGGAGCTATCACACACGACATCATGGAGAACGGCAAGAAGCTGGGGGAAGTCAACATATCCATCGAAGGCAGGCACGCAGAGGTGAATTGGGTGGGCGGCGGAATGGAGAGCGGCGTGAACCTTACCAACAAGCTGGGCGTGCGGGAGATGCTCAAGCTCCGAAACCAGCTCAAAGAGCGGTATGGGGTGGATACCGTAGGCGGTCTGCGCCCCGGCAAGGGCGGGGCGGACATGACCGCAACCAGGCAAGCAGTACGAAAATAGGCTACTTCGCCAGCTGGATATCTTCGATGATGATCGGCTCACCCGCCAGTTCGATTGCTCGCCTCTTCGCCAGTTCGACCGTGGCCTTGTTGACGCGGAATCCCTTTCTGGTGCCGTCCTTCAGCCGTATCCAAACATTGTAATCCGGTGTTGAATCTGCCATAAGAATCTTCCCTTCCGGGCTGCCTCACAGCCCATGTTTGTCTAACAACTCTTCAACCCTTCTCTGCTCATATTCCTTCTGCCAGCGCCGGTGTTCAGGCGATGGTGGCGTTGGGTGCGGCCTAATCGCATCAGCAACTAAGCGCCACAGCCCCACAACGCCTCCCACTAGCACCCCAAACGCCACCGGCAGCAACACAATCAGCAGCAATATTCTCAACATCGAAGCCTCCACCCAGCCTGCCAATCTAATCACAGCCGCCGCAGCTCAGCAAGGTTACGAAGGGGCTACCCAGTCAGCTGGAATCGCCGCAACATCTCCCACAGCCACCCATACCTTCCCCCGCATCGGGTGCTGCACCCGTGCCCACTTGCGGCCCTGCTGGAGCAGGATGCCGAAGTGCCAGCCCTCATCCCAGTACCTCACCAGGTCACCAATCCTCATCGGGTAGCGCCTCCCTAGCGCTACCACTATGGTATCACTCCCATTTTGGGAAGCAGCGCGTTCTGCGCAATCTTCAGTGACTTAGCGGGAATGCCGCGTTGGCAGCAAAGGAGAAATAATTTGCTTGACAGCCCGAAACGGGAATCGAGGATATCACTCCGCCGAGCGGCGAAGCGCAGCCGCACCCCAACCGCACCAGAACCCACCCACTAAGCCACTCAGCACTCCCAGCCACGTCCGATTCGTCTGCGCCGATGTCAGCATCCCAGCAGCCCACAGAAACAGTCCAAAGGCGATCCGTGCGTAGGCACCAGCACGTTTCATGAGTCTAAGCCCGCAGGCTCCGGGCCGATCCCCAGCTCCGCGTAGAAACAAGCACGGTGGTAGTCGAGGACCAACACCGTGCCGTCGTAAGCTAACCCCGGAATCTCAAAGCCCTGGTCATTGGGCCGAATGCTGCGGGTGCAGTAGGGGCAGACTTCGCCGTCTGGCACCTCCATCCGCGCACACGTCTGGTTGACCGGAGCGCCCCACGGCTCACCGAACCATTTCATTGCAGGGGCCTACGCATCGCTGAGCTGTATTGCACAACGCGGAACATGCGCTCCGCGTCAATGGCGGCCTGACGCTTAGTTACGCCAGGCGGGTCCGAAGCCAGGCTGCCTGGGACGTAGCAAGAGCACTGCATGGTGATGTGCGCCACCGACCCCACGATCTGCCGGATGAAGCATTCGTAGTGCTCCGGCTTCTCGGCGAAGTGGCCATGCGCATCACCTGCTGGCATGACCACCCCCGCTTGGTTAGCTTCGATGGGTTCCTCACAGTAGACGCATAGCTCACCCACGGGTGTGCTCACGTGCTCACACTCCCCGCAGAGCGGAGCGCCCCAAGATTCGCCGAACCATTTCATGGCGTTAGCGGTGGCCCGGCGCAGCCCTCGAATTCAAGCTGACCATTGATGTCGGCTGATGAATTCTGGTTGATATACATCAACCGGTCTTCATCCAGCAGGATGCGCAATTCGCCGTCATCGGTATGGGTCAGGTTATGCAACGCCTCATGCAGCAAGGTCGATGGGACGATACCCGGCAGAGCGTAGTCGTTGAAGTACGCATCCGTAGCTGGCGGCACTGCCTGGGTTACAGCAACGATCTGCTCAGTCGGTTTCTTCGGGTTCGGCTTCGCCATTTTGCAGCTCACCCACAAGGTCTTCATATAATCTGTGAGTGCTGGAACGAGCTTTGCCTTGGTGGGGCTGTACAGCCCAGCATCAAAGAAGTTGATGACCGACAAAGAGCCATTGAACCGCTGCTGTCCAGTTACCGCCTGCGCCAACCCGGCACCTGCCAGGCCGTAGAACTGGGCTCGTTTAGGGTCAGCGAAGTACGCTGCGCAGGTCTTTGAGGCGAGGGTGTTGCTGTCGATGAGCTTTTTCTGCATATCGTTAAGCTGCTGCAACAGCTTCGGGTCACTATTGGCATCGGTGACAGGCTCCTTCGCAGGCAGTGTGGTTCCGTTGATTGTGATCGGCTGAAGACAACGCATCTGCAGAGGTGGAATTATTATCGGGGCATTAGCTCCCCATTGCGGTATGCTTTCGATGGTTGCCATGACCGGACTGCGGTTGCCTACGGGATTGCCTCCCGGCATGGGCCAGGGGCCGAAGTCAGGCAAGAGAAGTCCAGTCTTCTGCACGCTTTGATAGGTGCCTGCCGTGCTATACCAGTCACCATCGCCCGGATGCAGCCCCGCCGTCGAACCCCCGGAGTTATAGGCCAGATTTCCGGCTGCGTCGAAGTAGTCTGTCACTGGGCCGCTGGGTCCACCACTATCGGTCACAGCCACCCAGCCTCTCCATAGGGCGGCGATCAAGGCAAACGTGTGACCGGCAGGCGCTGGCTGGTTGAAGTTCACCGCACCCGCATTCACGTCGAAGGAAACCACCGCGCTGCTATCCGTGATGAACGCTGTCGTGCCCTCACCTAAGATGAGCGAAGAGGGCCGGTTGCCGTAGTCCTGCAGCGGAAGCACGAAATCAGCGACCTGCGCACCCGTATTGTCGATGTGGGCCACATGGGCGGCTGTGGGCGGAGTGAGGATGTCAGGCACATAGGACAGCAAAGAGCCACCCTGCCCATCTGGTATCACCTCCGCAGGCCGGAATCCCCAAACACCTTGGGGACAAGGCCATTGGGGCAGGTTGCCTGTCGCCTGCTGCCGCACAGTCGTTGAGGTGGTGCCGTTGGGCAACAGCGTAATCGAGTAGAGACTGTTGGTGTAAGCACAGTTGCCGAGCCCAGTGTAGACGGTATCTGTAGCTAAGTCATCGTTCGTGGCCACCTCAAAAGCGACAGACCCATCGGGCAGGACCGAAATGGGACCGGCAGTGCTGCCGCCATAGTATTCGTCAGCCACTGTGCCGGTGAAAGCCACTGAGCGCACATGCGTAACCGGCAGCGGTATGTTGGCCAGCATGGCTCCTGTGGCTATGTCCAGAGCGACCAGGAAGCCGTGGGCGCTGAAGTTCGGGCCGTAGACACCATTGATCGTGCCGGGGGCATCAAAGAGGTTCTGGACCGCATAGACGACGCCGGATTGGGTTGCCATGCCAAACCGGAAGAACCTGCCCACAGGGGCTTGGGGGTTATTCTGCCAGCTCAAGTTGCCCGCACCATCGATGCGGCTCAGGGAAGCGGCCCCCCAGTCCAGCATAAGCAGGCCCCCATCGCCGTCTGCCAAGACCGAACTGATGGAGCTGGCAGGTAGCGGCGAGGCCATCCGCCATACATCTTGTCCACCCCCGCCAACGCCGTGCAGAATGGTGTTGCCTGCGCTGTCGGCTTCAACGCCAACGAATGCGACTGATCCCGCACCAGGGGTTAGCCCCGTGACACTCCGCAGGGTGAAGCCTGGTGTTGGGGGCGTAGACCAGAGCACTGTGCCCGTAGGGGGGGTATGGCCACGACCGTAAGGAATTACAGTGATCGCAGCCGTCGCGCTGAGTCCAGCAATAGACGCTATCACGTTGGCTGTCCCTACCCCGATCTCAGTGATTTGGGGTGGATCGCTGCTTGGGTCAAGGGTCAGCACAGACGGGTTATCGCTGGTCCAGGCCGCCCCTGTGACCGGGTTGGAATTCTGGTCGGTAAGCCCCAGGCTGCCCTGCCCATCGCCAGCCATCATGGTCAGCGTAGCCGGGCTGAGCTGCAGCGCGGTGATGGGCCGGGTCACAGTCACGGATGTGGCTATCGAGCCGACGATGCTGCTGTCTATAGCTGAAGTCGTGTATGCGGTCACGGTGTAGCTGCCAATGGCCATAAACGTATGAGTCGCTGGGTTGGTCGTGGCTGTAGTCCCGTCACCGAAGTCGATATAGGAGAAGCTCGGTGGGAGGAGATTGGCCTCGGTTACAGGCGGGCTCCAGGTCACCGTGACTGTGAGCGGGACATTCCCCGTCGCTGGTGCCGCAGTGACCTGTTGAGGTTGGTTGCACATACCTACCATAACTTGGCGAGGAGTGCAGGTTGCGCTGAGCGTTTGCGTCAGCAGTAGATAAGAGCAGAGCAGCAAAGCTGTTGCTAGTCGGTTCATTCGGGTACTCCTTTCAAAAGTACGTGTGCTCTTTGGTTGCATCCCCACCCGGCCTGCGTCTTCCCGTTCTGGGATTGCGCATCCAGCCGGATGGTTCTTTGTCCCTTACGGGATCAAACTCGAATAGGGCTGCGACCGCCGCCTCATGGGTGTCATATCACCAGCCGTCTTCCACGCGCCACCAGTCGTAGTGGACGATGATCCGCGCCCGGCCAAAGGTCAGCGCGCACACCTGCATGATTCGGCCATCGGCCAGCAGCCGTCCTGTGTAGAAGCCAGAATGTCCCCGCTTCATACCATCCTCACCACCCGCAGGTTCTTACTGCCAACTGCGATCACACGTCCGCAGTCATCGCAGCTGCTCTTAGTGGAATCCACCGCTTGATTGCGGTCTGCCCAATCTGGGCAGACCAGCACACAGTCATCTGAGGGCAGCCTCCCTACAATGCGGCCCTGCTCCATGATCCCGCCGAAGTGCATTTCCTCGGTGATGGACATCTCCAGTGAGCAGCCGTAGCAGAGGACTCTCCACTTGGGCTTCATAGCCGTACCCACTCCTTCTTGTCGTAACGCTTCAGCAGCCGCTCCCCAGCAGCCTTGCTGGGCTCGCCACAGTCACGGTGCCCGCAGAGGCCATGGTTTGCCAGGATGTGGTTGAGTGCCATAGCTATCTCATCCTCTGTCGGGCCGCGCTCCCAGCCGCTGCGCCTCATAGCGATATAGCTGCGCAGGAGCCAGTACAGGAGCCGCTGGTTCTCCTGGCGCAGCTCTTGTAGCTCGGCTATTAGCTGCTTGGCTGGCCGCTTCACACATGTTCCATGCGGAGGTGGGCCATGACCCAGCGCCACTTGTTCCAGTCAGGAGTGCCTACCTCCGGCCTGGCTTGGCAGACTGGACACTCCCGAGGAAGCGCCCAGTATTTACCTGCGCGTCTTACGTCGAAGAAGCTCTGCCACCCGCTCGGTAAGCTCAGTTGCAGACGCTCCCGTGCCTTCCGCGATGGCCCCAATCCAGCCCTCGACGCGTCCCGCAATATAGTAGGCTTGCCGGACGACTGCTTCCTGTGCCTGATGAGTACTGGCCTCAATTGTGCTGCTGATCCCATTGGTTTGCTCCTTTCCCTTGTTTCCTTGTTGTGCTTGTCTGGCCCGCTTCTGCTGTGCCCAACTAACACCATGCCTCTTGGCACGGTGCTCACCGAGAAGCGACTTGACCACAAAGCCCTCGCTGCATTCTGGGCAGTGCCATAAGCCATCGGAGCCTCGGTCAGTTACAACCTGCACAGGCCCGACGACTGTGCGTTGTATGGCTTGCAGATTGGCTTGATTGGCCCATTTGTCCGCCATGTCCTGCTGCCATGGGCTGATCCTGTGAACTTTCTTCCGGTGCGGCACGAGCAGGCCCTTGCGCTCGAAAGTCTCACCACAGTCTGGACAGTGCCACAAGCCATCTGCACCTCGTTGTGTTGCAGGTTTCACCGGACCAATCAGGTGCGGACGTGGGTTGGCTGCCGAAGAAACTGTGCTATCGCTGACTCCGTGTACTTTCAGGCGATGGGCATAGATGCTTGTGCGACTGAACGACTGCTTGCATTCGGGGCAAACCACTTTCTTGCTAGGCATACGTCGCTATTTCCTCCGTTTTAACGCAGCACTGCTGCGTGATGTGTGTAGCCGTTGGTTTGTGATTCTTTGAGGCTGACTCCCGCACTGCGGACAGCTGCGCGGCCTGCCTCAGTGATGGCCCACCAGCATATCTTGCCTTCCTTGCGAACGCGCTCGATGCGGCCTTTCCCACGCTCACTGGCTTCGTTCGCCACCGCAGCGCCAACCTTCTTCTCGTCTGTGCTGCCCAGGGCCTGTACGACTTCCCGCGTGGTGAAGGTTGCGCCGGGCGGCTGATTGCTCAACCAGACCAGGACAGCGTTCAGGCCACTGGCCGAGCCGGCTCTATACTGACGTGGCTTCTTTGCGCCAGTTGCGGAGGTTCGCTTAGGCTGCAAACTGAAACCCTTACCCGCCCGCATGAGACTCGCGCCCTTCTGCAGCGGCTCCAGCGCTAATTTTGCGGCGTCTAACATTTCGTGGAGTTGGTCCTTCTCGGCCTTTGCGGTGTCAGCGGCGGCGATGATTCGGTCCCGTTCTCCGATCTCTTCCTCGATGCGTAGTATTTCGCTTTCCAGTTCCTTCAGGGCGGTCACATGGTCCTCCAGATGGGGTAGCACAACCCAAAGGCGATAGGCCTCGGGGCCGCATAGGTTGTACACCATATCAGCGAAGCGAATCTCAGCCTCGGTCCAAGCTTTGCGACCGGCCCACTTGTCAAGCTGAGAATCGCGTTCTGCTATGGTGGGGTGGGTGGGATGCCAGAGTGGCGGCCAAGAGCGCGTGGGCATGGGCTGTGGTTCTGGCGGAGTGGTGTAGACGAGAGTCTCGTCTATACGTCGAGTGAAGCTTGAGACGACTCCCTTGAACTGCGGGATCGCTGAGACACCCAATGCGCTGATGACTTTCTGCGTCATGGTCTTGGGCGGCGTCTCCAACTGTTCGTAGGTGAGTCCGGGCGAGGCTTTGACGCGTAGTTTGTGTCGCTTTGTGGCGCGGGCGGTAGGAGTGGATTCATCGGCAGTCTTGCTATGGGTTTGGCCTAGAATGCGGCGCAGCTTGGTCAACCGATTCTTCCAACCCACAACTCTGCCGTGGCCCTTGGTTGGGGTGAGGAACACATGTCGGTTGGAGAGCTTCCATCGGATGTATCCTCCTCGCTCGGTGTCGGCTGTAGCGCCGTCCTCGTGGAGCAGATGCATACAGAGTTCTTTTGCGTCCATGTGGCTGGTATTCTCCTCGTCGCTCGTTCTACCGGGAAGAACCACGGAACGAAGCCAAGATATTCATCCTAGCTGCTGCTTGTCAACAGAATTCGTACTTAGTTGCCGGTGACCAGTTTCATTTTGGAACTGGGTGGGGGTTGAGGTTAGGGCCACCGTGGAACCAAGGGAGCTGTTCCCAGGCGGCAACTTGTTCGGGGTTACGGCCCCATGCGTCGATCAGCACATTCTGCTTATGGCAGTTGCTGCAGGTGCCCGAGGTGATGACAGCCCGTAGGGGCTCCTGCCCCGGATGCTTCCTCGACCATACATTGAGCCGGAAGACTGGCGCGGCGTCAGGCATTATCACGCCCTTGTCACAGTCGTCGCATTCAACGGGCTCAACGATCATCGGCGTTTCCCCCGCAGCCAGCCAAGCCAGTACGCGATCCGGCACTTCAGCCCTTGCCAGCTCATCGATGCTCCTTCCGGTCCCGCACAGTCATCACCCATTGGTGGCGGCAGCTGACGCGACGGGCGATCTCTCTGATGCGGACTCCCTTCGCCAGCAGACGAATAATCTGCTTGGTGCGGGCTGACGTCCTGCCATGGTTCCAAGCGATACGGATCATTTCGTAGGTGCGGGTTGCGGTGCGCCGCTTTCCTTCTCTTCTCGGAGCACCCGATTAAGGTCCTCCTCGGAGATGACGTAGACCTTTAGCACGGCGCAGGGATGATTGCTGCTTGCGGATTCTCGGATGCACCCCCGGTTCTCTTCGCAATTTTCTGCGGATGGGTAGACGACGTTGCCGCCGTTGGCTTGGCCGAGTTCGCAGTCGTAGTCGGTGCTGTCCATCCAGCCCTCTTTCTTCTTTAGCTGCTCAATTAATGTCTGCATTTCCGCCTCCCGGAGGCCTGCCACTTTACCATCGAACCAGCCGCTTGTCACGCTTCTGCGTTATAGCTGTGGCACGCTGAGCGGCGCTTTTTTACTTGGGAGCTTGGTCCTCCCCACTTAAACCCAGCAGGTCTACAACACGCTCCCGCAGCCGCTTGATCTCCTTCCCACGCTTCAGGATCACCTTGACCAGGCGCTCGATGCGGGCGCGCTGCTCCAGGATGTAGCGCTCGCGGTTGCGCATGTTGCCCTGCAGCCGCTCTATTTCAGCGTAGGCAGCTTCAGCCAGCTGCATCCATTGCGCGGGCGTCCTATGCATGGGAGACCAGCTCCAGCGTGCCACCCCTGCGGCAGACCCACCTGCCGAACTCGATGATGGGCTTGCCGATGGCCCAGCGCACGATGGGTGGTGCGTCTGTGATGATGCCCTTGAGGTCGGTCTCAACCCCTACGCAGAAGTAGCGCGTCTTGGCTTGGTACAGGCTCATAAGTAGCGATCCTTGATGTCCCGCAGCCAGAACAGCTGACGCGGTGACACGGAGGTACGCGAACCGTACTGCTCAACCGCCTCCCGCATCTTCTGCAAGAAGCCGATGTCGTTAGACCGCATGATGGCCTCGTCAGCATCCTCCAGCATCTCTACGATCCGCAGCGCCTCGTCCGTCCGATCTTGTGGGCTTGCGCCGGATTCCTGCCAAGTACTCATGGAATCGGGTCAATGGGCTGGACGCTGGCCTCATCAATGGGCTGCCCGACGTGGGCCTCGTACGCGGCCCTGGCCTTCTGATAGATGCGCAGAATTGCAGCCGCGATAGCTGCGTCAGCAGCGACCGCGCCGGGACCGAAGAAGCTGGCGACGATAGCTGCGGCCTCTTGCAGGATTTCAAGCAGCAGCGTACCTGCGCCGCTGCTGGGCTGTGGTGTAACTGTAGTGGCCATCACTTCACCCCCGATACGCTCTTGAAGGCACTGAGCGCGATTGCCAGGGCATCGAGTGCGTTCTGCACCTTGTCCTGAGTTACGGTCGGCGTGCAGCTGGTAGCCAGCACGCAGTCACGCCAGGCTTTCCAGGCGCTCTGTGCCAAGTCGTAGTCGTGGATCGCCGCATTCAGCGGCTTCTTAGCTGCTGCCGGCAATGTGCCGTCATGCAGCTCCTGCTTGCCTTGGTTGATAGCGCCCTGGGCAGTCTGCAAGGCGTCGTAGGCAGCGCCATCGAATGGGTTGATCTGGTTGGGGTGGGGAAGTGGTTTCTGGACGAGTCCGCAGCCGCTGGCCATCAGGACGATAAACAGGATGGCCAGCCAGCCGCGTGGACGACGAATCTGGGGCATTGCTCAGCTCCTTAAGGCTGAGACCTCACTCGCAGGGGCAGAAGGCCGGGGCAGGCCATACTTGCCTGCATCAACCTTGACGATACGCGGCGTCGGCTTCCTGGATTCGTTCAGCAACGAACTCTCCAGGGAAGGCCGGGTCGTGGCTACGAAGCCCTTCTGCGCTTTCAGGTGTCTCAGTATATCTGCGACCTTGGCCTCGCCGTGCTGCTGCAGGTAGGGCACAGATGCCTCGATGTATCCTTTGGGCGATGTGTCCTTCTTGGTCTTAGTTTTCGGCTTGGGCTTGGCTGGGGTCTTGGTTGGTGGTTTACGCTCGGGAACCTGGCCTGTGGCTGACAGTGCGGATTTCAGGTGAGTGATAATCCTGTCGATCCGCTCCCGTTCCACTTCGTAGGTTCTGATCGCGCTCACGATCTGTGCATTGCTACTCATTGGGTGAAGCCTCCTGCAGCACAGTCTCCCACAGTGTGCTGGGTTCGTCAACACGAATCTGCGCTAGGCTCAGTATCACGCTTGCCCCCGCTTGGTGATGTGCCACTGACCGCAATACTTACAGTGGTAGGCGTACAGACGCCAGAACGGCTTACCCCGCTTCGCTTTCCGCGCTATGTAGGCGCCTGCTGCCAGCAAGGCGTCAACCTCGGTGGGGAAACGCCGCTTGGTCAGGCAGGACCTGTCTTCGGGCTTCATGGGCGTCTCCGCTTCCAGTTGTGGGCTAACCTCTTAGCCGTGCGCGGGCACATATCGTGCAGGCCGTGGCAGGTGCCGCAGTTCAGGCAGAGCTGCAGAATGCCCAGGCAGTTGGGGCACAGCCAGGCGGTCGCACGTCGGCTTATATAGGCGATAGTGCGCATCCGCAGATCGCAGGCAGGGCATCTCATGCAGCCGCCTTGATCTCCAGCTCGCTGGTGTCCTGCAGGTTCTCGCCGATCTTCACCTCGACGCCGATGCTCAGCCCTCCCAGCTCCGGCCTGGGTCGGGACATGACTGTGCCCATCAGCTGGCCTACCCAGTCGGCCTCCGCCTTGGGCACCTCCAGCACGAAGCTGTCATGGATGATAAGGCGCATCCAGCTCATCACCTCGGGGGGCACCTCAGGACTATAGCCGATATGCAGCAGGTCCTCGGTCTGGATGGCACTGTTGTGCGAGAACATTCCATCAGAGATGTAAGTAGCTGTCGTTGTCTTGATGGCAATAACCTCCCCAACGCCATCAGACACGACTGCAGTAACTGCTGCAAAATCAGCGCCTGCCTTGCCGCCAGTTCTGCGATTTTCCCACAGCTGACGCGCTTTAGGCAGCAAGCGTGCAGGGCGGATCGTGCCCAGAAAGCGCAGTGCTTCGCGCATGGTACGCAACTCTCCACGCATCTGGGTCCATGCTGGACGTATACGTCTCGCCCCCGGCGGGCAGGACTGTGACAGATTAAAATTGAAGCCACGTGCTTGAAGAAGATCGCACACATGGTCTAGCGTAGCTCCTCGGTTCTGCCCGAAGCCAACCCGAGTCTTCTGGCACCAGCCCTCCCCATCAAAGAAGCCTGCCAAGTAGCCACCATCCCGCGAATAATCTCCATCCCATGGTTGGGATAAGTATGAAATGCGCGCTCCTGGCTTCAAATCTTGCGCCTTTGTCCAGTAGCGTCCCTTATAAGTTGGCCGTTCAGCCAAAAAAGGGTGTAACGCGCTGACGATAACAGTGCCACGTGTAGTATGCACACGCACACGCGGCAGGCGTAGCCGGTGCACCTCCAAGACAGAAGAAGCGCGAAATCTGCGGCCTGGAGTCCCCGCAGCATCCTCATCGAATCCGATGAGTTCATCTCCCACATTCACCGCATCGGCACGTGTCCAAGTCAGATCAGCCAACAAGATTCGGCTATGAGGAGCCACACAGGCGTCAGATTGCGGTATAAACGCGATGCAGCGCTTGGCATCATTACCCAGCACCCAGGCCTTGCTCTCCGCTGCAGCAGGCCCCAGGCCCCGGCGCAGGGCATTCTGGTAGCGCTTCTGCTCCCAGCTGAACACGTCGTAGAAGCGGTGCCGGTACTGGTAATGATTATCGAGGAAGGTCTCCTTGTGGGCACGCATCCGCAGGTTGTTGGTGGCGCGCTCCACGCTGGGGAACAAATCCAGATAAGCCCGCTGCTGCTTAGTGGCCACAGCTATAGTGGGGAACTCTTCCTGATACTCGTCGTGCATCCCGTAGGGGGTGAGCCCATAATTCGAAGCGTGGATCGTGCGCTTACAGCGGTCGTACAACTCAGGGTCCCGCTTCTTCCAGGCCTTGCACTGGCGCTGCAGCTCGGGGAAGGGCAGCTTGGAATCGATAGGCTGTCCGGCCACGTGGCTGGCGAAGAATCCATGCACCCCTGCCTTGGCCAGGCGGATCAGCTCCTGGTCCCCGCAGAGGAAGCCCATGAGCACAGCCTCGATGGCTGCGCTGTCAGCTTCCAGCAGCACACAGCCAGGAGAGGCGATCAGGGTGCGGCGGAACATGGCAGCTAGTTCTACCTTGTGAGGAATGGTCTGGAGGTTGACGTCCCTGGACCCTTTTCTCCAAGTCGAAGGCCACCATCCGTAAGTGGTATGGACACGCCCAGCAGCATCTAGTGGCCAGTTCAGATAGGTGCTGATGATCTTGCGGCGCTCACGGGCACGCCAGACAGTCTCGAACACCGGCTGCTTCTTGCCGTAGCGCTTCAGGTACTTCGACTCGGTGGTCTCTCTATCGCTGCCCCGCTTCTTAGGTGGCTTCATGCCGAAGTGCTTGAACAAGGACAGCACCTGCAGCGGGCTGTGCGGATTGAAGGGCTCAGTGCGCTCGTAGGTGGAGACTACACCTGTATCCTTGCACTCCCGGCAGGCGTACTTGCTGGTCATCCAGCTGTCCTGATAGGCACGTTGTAGATGCGCCCTAACTCCTCCAGCGAAGGATCGACCAGCCACAGCTCGGCGGGGTATGCGTACTGCGCCCGGTAGCCCAGCTTGCAGTCTTGCATGCGCCCCCACAGGTAGACTCTGCCGAAGACACGCAGATCGCCGAACTCGCTAACCACAGCCAAGAGGTCCTCCATGGCTTTGAAGCCCCAGAAGCCACAGAAGCAATGTTTCCGAGGCGGATCATTGCAAGGGTAATGGGTATCGCTTACCCCATAGAAGCTGTTTATAGGGGTAACGGCGGATGCTCCACTGATGCAGCGCGCTTCATTGCGCTTCTTCGGTTCCCAGGCATAAACAGGACGACCTACGCCCCGCAGCACCAGGGGAGACTCATTACGCACGAGCCAAGCCCGCCAGCCCATGATGGGCTCCATGTAATCGGGCGTCTTCTCCAGCACGCGGCGGGGCTCTGCCTTCTTCAACGCCTCCAGCAACTCAGGGCTGATTGCGGGAGGTAGCTGCGGCATCTGCAACCCTGCAGGGTTTGTTATCGAGGGCTGTGCTGAGGGCACTATATGCCAGGGAGACATGGCTTGTGGCTGTGGCGGCATAAGCCCACCCTGCGACATGGCTCCGCCGATCAGGCTCGACCAAAATCCACTGCTGAAGCTGTTCCTAGGGAGCGACATGGTCAGGCTCCTTTTCAGGCTCCAGCTGGGGCTGCTCTTGAGGCTTCTCAGCAGGCAGATCGCGCAGGGGTTCGGGTAACTCCAGCGGCTCGACGGTGATCTCGCGCAGCGGCTCGCCGATGGCTACGTTCAGGGGTGTGTTCATTTGGTGCCTCCTATTCGTCAGATGTTTCTGGTGGGTTGACTACGTCCTGCTGCGCAGCATTCCAACGCTCTATGGCGCAGTGTGTTGCGCACAAGCTGTAGCTGCCCATGTAGCAGCTTCGTCTACAGCGTGCGCCTGCCACCGTAAGCGCCTTGCAGCGATGCTTGTGGCATTTGCTGCAGATATCGGTGCCCAGGTCCCAGTCATGTGTGTTACCTCGGCAACTACTCATCGAGTTTCCTCCGCAGCTCCTCCAGCCCATCCTGCCAGCCGCACATATATGCGTGCCTCTGCGTATTGCGGATGAACTTGGCGATCAGGAAGCACTGCACAAGGCTGAAACCGCCGTAGACAGCCGCGCCTGCCCAAGCCCGTGCGTGGACGTCGAGGATGGTGATGGCGACGGTGAACGCAAGCATGACGAGCAGCACTCGCCCAGTCCGCACGGGTTTGATGCCCTCCTCGATTTGGTCATCGAGTTGTTTGCGGCGACCTGCCCAGATAACATCATCCGCCATGAGTTTGCGTCGTCTGAAGATTCGACCTAGCATGAATTTTGCCTCCTATGTAACCAGTGTGGTATCACGGCAGGCGCAGGGTTCCTCGATCCTGCGCACGCCGGTCATATCCTTGGGTTCCCGCTTCCAGTGCTTGCGGGGCTTTACTTCGTCCGGGACCTGGCCCTGCAGCTTGAGCAGGTAGGCCTCGTACTCTGCCTGCAGGCTGCTGGTCAGGGCTGTCCTGGCTACCTGATCGATGAGGATGCCTGCCTTCCCCATACGCTGCAGCAGCGGATCAGTCTTAGCGCAGTGGGCCACCCAGCGCTCCCAGCGTCCCTCGCGGATGAGCCCTTCCCTGATCCCGAGGTAGCAGCGGATTGTAGCATCGGAGTCAACCGCGGAGTACCAGGCAGGCTCCCCGGCAGCCAGGTGCTTCCAGGGCGGGCCATCGTAGTAGAAGGGAGCCACGAAGCCCAGCCCTTTGGGCAGGTCACTCTGCAGGAAGTGCCAGGCCCACATGGCATCATGAATCTCGCCTACCAGGCAGCCCGCAGCGATGAGCCTAGGCACGTCGTAGTGCGCATTCCAGAACACGGTGAGCTGAGCCGCAGCCAAGACTGCCCTCGTCAGCGAAATATACGGCTCCATCCAAGGCATCGTGACCGCAGTGCCCGGCGTATGGCTCAGGCTGATGCGCACGATGGTGTAGCTCTCGTCGTGCAGCTCATCGGCATCCTCTTCGAGGTAGGAGCTAGTAGGCGTCTCGATATCGGCGATCAGCAGCGGGATGGGCCGGGTGAGGCGGATGCTGACAGGTGCGGCTGGCGGCTGGGAATCCGCGTATGCGTCAAACCATGCTTGAGTTGGGCTGGCGGCTGGGCCGATCCCGGCTGGGGGTGTGGGATTCGCCGCCTTAACGGCGCTTTCTGTGAGACCTGTTGGTCTCACCTCAGCGCCTAAATACGCGCAGGCCTGCTCGAAGTTGTCGCAGACGTAGGAGACTGGCAACACCCGATGCTCGCCACGTGCCACCTCCTGCGCCCTGCGGAAGGCGAAGAAGATGGCGGCGCTGTATTTCTGATTGCCCTGCATCACGAAGCTGGGGTGGAAGGTGGGCACCACCGGGATGCCGTATTCGCTCTCATGCACATAGGCGTGGCGGGCCTGCAGTCCGCTGACGCCGCACACCCGCTGCAGGGCCACGTTGCCCAAGGTGATGATGACCCTGGGCTGCATGGCTGATATCGCGTGGTCCAGGTAGGGACGGCAGTGCCGCAGCGCTTCGTAGGCTGCTGGGCTATCTGTCCAGCCCAGCTCTACGGGCTTGCACCACATCGAGTTTGCGATCAGGAAGGACTCGCGCTCACAACCCAAGCGGCGCAGGGTGCGATCCAGGTAAGCCCCGGCAGCCCCTGCAAAGGGCTTGCCCACGGCTACTTCCTCACGCCAAGGGCTGTCCCCAACGATAAGTATACCGTTGCTGCCGGTGCCGTCTGTGCCCACCAGACGCACACCACGTGCGTCCTGCGGGCAACCTGCGCAATGTGGGCCGCCTACCCTCATCCCAGGCTCCCTTCGGCAAGCGGCTGGAACATGCCGAGGATTTCTTCCTCACGCATGATGAGGTAAGTCTCGCCGTCGATGCTGATCTCCGAGCCAGCGTACTTGTTGAAGGCCACATGGTCGCCGGGCTTCACGGTCAGAGGCTCAAGTGCGCCTGACTCCCAGCGGTGGCCGGGACCGGCTTCAAGTATGATGCCGGTCTGGGCCTCCTTCTGGGCGGTGGTAGGCACGAGCAGCCCGCTGGCCGTAATTTCCTCCGCGTGGTCACGTTTGACCAGTACGCGGTCGTGCAGTGGTTTGAATCGTCCGTTCATGCTTTGCTCCCTGACATCACCGACGAGGCGGTGTAGGTGTTGGACAGCGACTTCGGCCCGGTGGTGTAGCTGATGTTGCTGCTGCCGCTGCTGGGTGCCGCTTGGGCTAGGCCCACGAAACTCACAGCGTCCGTGGCAGACATCATGTTGCGGGCTGCGGGGTCGGCGATACCGCCGCCCCATGACCGCATCGGGTCTGAGACGTTCTCGCCACCAGGCCTCACCCGCATTCCCTGCAGCGCCAGCGCCAGTCCTGTATCCCTTACAGCCCTCTCCTTTGCCTTCGGCTTAGGAGGGGCTAGAAAGGGCGGACGATCAGCTCCATATCATCCAGCCGGTCAGCGTAATCAGTTGGAATGCTACGGGCTGCGATCATGCCAGCCTCGCTATCGGCTCCTGTGACCATTACGGTCGTGGGCTCGGTTACGACCACGGATTTAGGGCTCTCGCCGCGATCCGACTGTTCCTTGGTCTGTTTGGGGTGATAGACAACTGCGTATTCGTACAGCTTTCCTCGGGTGATTCCGTTGCTGCTCATCGTTTGCCTCCTAAGGCATAGGTGCCGTGGGCCACGCGGCGGAATCGACTTCCTGACCGCGCTATGGCCACATGCACTGAGTTGGCATTGCTGTTGGGGAAGCCCTTCTTGCGGAGCCTCCGTACTAGTTCCCGCACCCGCAGCGGCTTGCGCTCATGGGCCAGGATGATCTCCAGCTCATCAGCAATGGTGCGGCTGCAGCTTCGTTCCAGGGCCGCTACCGTCCGCCTGAGCCGCTGTAGCTGCAGGCCTATCGGCGTTCTGCGGGTCACACCTGCGGCTGCTCCTTCTCAGGGAATAGCCCTTGCTGGCGCTTATCGGGCTTCTGGGGCTTGGCTGGAGCTTCAGGAGGCTTGGGGGCAGCCTTCTTAGGGGCAGCCTTCCTGCGGGGCGGGGCCTTCTTGAGGGGCTGTGCCCTGCGGCGCATCTCGGACTGGACGACCAGGTAGACGCTGCGGGCGTTCTGGTAAGGGGTGTGGCGGAACCACTCTACGATCATGGCTTCCTTGGATTGGCGGTTAGACATTGAGACCTCCTGTGGTCGGCCCAGCAGCGGCTGGAGCCGGTGAATTGGTTGTGCCTTGGGCACCCTGGGGCAGCCGGAACTGCATGATCTCGCACTGCCCGAAGCCGACCTTGCCGCACTTGGGGCACTTCACCTGCTGCACCAGGCTCTTATCGGCGTTGCGCGGCCAGGGCATCTCCTGCTTCTTGCGGCGGGGATGGGTGCTGATGGTGAGGTCATCCAGCTTGCAGTAGAAGCGCCAGCCGACATCTCCGCCGAAGTGCTTGCCGGTGTTCTCGGCTTCCTCGAAGAGCGCCTTGACCGCCTGCCGGGTGAGCGGGCCGCTGGTGCGCACGTTCAGGGAGCGGATCAGGTCGCCCCCCATGGAGTTGGGCATCTTATCGGACTTGTAGAAGCTGGCCCGCTGGAAGGTCAGCGCAGGCTGCTCCACACCATTGATGAGGGGCACGGGGTTGAAGATGACCTGGAAGTACTTCTTGCCCTGCACCTCGATCTCACCGAAGGCGGAGTCAGGATGCAGCTTGAAGATCATGTCGTACTCGCCGGGCGGCACCTGGGGAGGAAATGAGCCAGGCTCTGGCGCGTTGTAATCCACCTCGCCTACGACGAGATCGTCGCTGATGGGTTCGGCAGACAGTTCTGGGTTGTTGACATCGGGCATGGTTAGGCTCCTTTGATGGTTGTGGGCATTTCATCATCCCGCAGCTGGTGCAGATGAAAGCAGTTAGGGTGGATATTCACGTACTCGGACTTGGGCGGCAGGATGATTGCCACGTTGATGCGGTCTGGCAGCAGGTCGTAGCGGGCAGTGTAGATTTCATCCCAGGTCGGGTAGCGGTAAGGGTGTGACATGGAGGGGTGCCAGCGGCCTTCTTCCAAGGCCACGCACACAGCCAAGTCGCCCCACCTGTACCAGTCTCCACCCAGCGGATGGTTGAATTTCTGCCAGTTCGCCTTGGGCCGCAGCGTAATCATTGCGCTCCTTTGGCTGCTTGTGTTGTCTGTGCTGGTTTGGGCTGGTTGGCTGCGGAGGCCCGCTCGCGCAGTTTGTTCAGGTACTCGTAGAGCTTGGCTAAGTCGGGCTCCATCTTGCTGGGCACCTCGGTGGCGTACTGGAAGGGAGCGCGGACCTTGGCCGGGAAGACGATCTTGCTTACCGGGTCAGCATGGGGGCGCAGATACATCCACACCTTGGTGGCGATCTCCAGCTGCTTGGTGACCTCATCCTGCTTGGCCTCGGTGACAACCACCTCCATGTGCAGCAGATTGCAGACCCACTGCCCTACTTTGGAGATTGCTTTCTTACCGGCGATAGCAGGGCCGAAGATGGGGATGCGGTCCTCCTCTCCTTTGGCCTCCAAGGCGGTCCACAATACGTAGTCGGAAGGCAGCAAATGCGAATTGGTGATGTAGTCGGCGATGCGGCTCTGCACGAAGCTGTAGTAGCTCATGTTGCCGCCTGAATAGGTCGTGCCGCCCTCGGTGTAGCGGTAGCTGGGGTCCTGGCTGAGGGAGGCCCCACGCTTCTGCAGCGTATCCAGGCAGTAGTCTCCGAAGCTGGTAAGGCCCTCGAAGGCCCACAGGCCGATCTTGCTGGTGGTCTCCTCGTTGAGCTTTACCAGCCGGGCTGTGGGGTCTTCCACAGCGTTGTTAGCAGGCCAGTAGCCCTGCGAGGCCAGGTCCATGGATTCGATGGGATTCAGCGCCCGGTGGCGGATCGGCCAGGCAATAACAGTGCCGTCATCGACTAGGCTCTGAATGGGCTGCCAGCCGCCATTCTCAGCGCTGACCAGTAACGTCTTCTTGCCGAACTTCGTCCGCAGCCAGTCCGCTACTATGCCTATCTGCGTAGTCTTGTAAGTTCCTGTCGCCCCGTAAAGGGCATCAGCCTTAGCTCCGCGCACTCCTTCCGCGCTTTCTCAGGGATGGCTTGGGTTGGATGGAGCGGGCCGGAGGCGACGGCACCGCTTTGCTGTGTCAGTTGTGCTCCGCCAGATAGCGTCTGCGCTGGACCCTCAGCAGCGGGTATGCAGCCAGAGCGCGTTCGTGCTCCCGCTGCGAGGACTGCCGCAGGTAGAGCCGGGTATCGTTGCATTCGATGACCAACACCTTGGCACAGGTTACGCAGGCCGTGACTTCGCCTACCGTGGGCTTCCTTCCCGTCGTGGGAATGAAGCATAGCTTCTGATTGCAGCAAGGGCATCTCATCGGCTTCCTCGTCTGAATCGGGCGATACATTCGTGGGCATCCTCGCAGGCGGAGCAGACCACATAGCCGCAGTTGGCGCACTTGAAGCGGTGGCGGCTGCAGTAGGACTGGCCGCAGTCTACGCAACACATCTCGTTGGTTTCGTCGGTGAGGCAGTCCGGGCTGTTGCATGGGCAAGCCATCAGGCAACCTGCTCCAGCTGGAAGTTACGTAGCTTGGCTTCATCAGGATGGTTGGGAGTGCGCGGCCTGTAGAGTCCGCTCTCTGGTGATGCGCTGCGCCAACAGATATCGAAGAACGGGCATACGCCAGGCCGCAGACAATTGCCATGGCCGGTCTCCATGCGGAACTCCTTATCTAGCTCACCCTCGATGTAGGCGTCATTGAGCCGTGGCATGGTCTGAATCTGCTTAGCCAGCTGCAGTGATGTGATATGCGTAGCAGCTGCGGCGATCCGCTGCTCCTGATAGATTGAGCTGCGCTTCCACATCTCGACGTGGTAGTCACTGCGGATAATAGGCGGCAGGCTCACGAACTGCTTGGCCAGGGTCTCGGGGTAGTTGGACTGCAGATAATTCACCCAAGCACTGATGCCGCCCGGCTCATTGCTGGCCATGGAGCGCTGCCACCCCTTGCCCAGCCTGTGGTTCCTGCCGTCCGGGCCGGTCCACTCGTAGACACCTGAGTACTGGGTGCTGAAGGGAGCCCCCTCGTCGTTCTTCCAGCACCAGAACAGTGGGCTGTTGTGATACGAGTCGCCGCTGCCCCTGGGGTACTCCACCTTCCGCGATCCCTTGATGAGGCCCTCGATGATGACGCCATGGATCTTCACGCCCAGCCGCTCATCGGTGGGAATGACCTCGGTGAGGGTCTGGGGGTCGTACTTCCACTGCTCCCGCCACGTGCTGTTGGCATCAGCGGTGGTCTTGAAGTTCAGGATGTAGTATTCGCGGCTGATACGGTGGCGCAGGATGGCGTCGGCCCGTGTCAGCAGCCGCATATCATCGGCGATCTCGGTTGCATCCTCCAGCTCGACAGCAACGATCTCGTACTCGGCCATGATCTGAGGCAGCCGCACCAGACACCAGCCCTTCACCAGGCATTGGATCATGGTGATCTGCTCTTCGACCTGCCAATTAGGCGCTCCGATGATGACGCCCACGGTCTCATCACAGCCATCGAAGTAGTCAGGCATGACACCGCGCTCGTTCACCGTACGTGCGAATTCTTCCTGCGCGACCTGGATGGCAGCATCGATGGTGTCAGGCTTCAGCGTGCCCAGCTTGACATGCTCCAAGATTGTGCCCAGAGGCTGGTGGATCATGCTGCCGGTCAGCAGGGGCAGCGACATGGCAGTACGCTCCAGGCCCCGGCCTTTGTATTCAAAGCCCCAGTAGCGTTGCCTCATACAGTGGTCAGCGGCCTCGCGGCGGCTTCTATCAACGACGATCATTGGATGGGCTCCTTGTGTAGTGCGGCGTGGATGTAGGTCAGCTGTTCGGTGACCTGAGCAGCAATAGTTTGCAGGGTCTGAAGCTCATTCTGCATAACTTCGATGTGGGCCACCACAGTTACGTGCAGCTTCCCGGCCTCACGCAGCAGCTTCATCAGCTCCCTCTGCAGGGCTTCCCTGGACATGCTCATAAGCTAGGCCTCCCTTTCACGATGGACTTGCAGAAATTGTAGAGTTCATCCCAGTCGTCTACGAAGAGCAGACAACCAACCAAGAGGAAGGCTGCCCCGATAATGGCCCGCAGGGGCAGCCCTGCCCAGAACAGGAAGCTGCGGCGAAATTCAGGGGTCATGCCGCTTCCTTGCATAAGGGGCACAGACCCCCGCTCAACCTGGTCTCGCGGCAGCGCCTGCCGCAGAGGCTGCACTTCGATTCTGGCTCGCGCCGTTCTGCCTTCTTTTGGAAGGCGCTGCTCCCCCGTTTTATACGCGCAGCGTGGTTATCTCTATGGCCCTTACCCATTGGAAGTCTCCGCCGCCCGGATGTATTCCACGATGGCCTCGCTCCAGCCGTCGATATGGGTCCACTTGCCGTAGCCCACACCATTCTGGTAGCAGGCCACGTTCACCATGTAGCCGTGCTCGGCGAGGGGGGCACCCACAGAATCATGGGCCTGCTCATCGGTGATGACGATGATGCGGTCATAGTGGATGTTCTGCTGAGCAGCCAGCTGCTTGAGCTGCTGTAGGCTATGGCCGAGCTGCGTACCGCCGCTGTAGGCTGACCGGATCATGTTGGCCAGGGCAAAGCCGTGCCGGGGCGCAACTTCAGCAAGAGAGTCCGAGAAGGTGTAGACATCGCACTTCTCCACGATCTCGCGCAGAATGATGGCCAGTCCGCAGGCGGCATCCAGCCGGTCGATCTCGCTCTTGGCGCTGACCTTTGCCCCCACCATGGAGCCCGAGGTATCAATCACCAGTGCGGTGCGTCCAGGCAATGCTTCTGCGCCCTGCAGAACCCGCAACATAGCAGCGTCCAGCTCTCCCTCGAATACCGGGGCATGTTTGGCAGCGCTGATGAAGCGGAAGGGCAGAACCTGCCGGAAGGGTGCCAGCTGTAGGCAGCGCTCGATGAGGACACGGTCCACGCCGCAGTCGTGCATGTTGCGCAGATTGCGGAGCAGGGCCAGGTCGCCGAGCTTGCCTTCCTTGATGAGCCGGGTGAAGGTCTCCTTCTTGTCCTGACCGGCGCTGAGCGCCACTTCCCAGGTGTCAGGAGCAGGCAGCGTACCCTGCACCAGCTGCTTCCAGACTAGGGCTTGATCGCCATCCTTGGGCTTGGCGTGCGACATGAAGAGGGCATCGCGCAGCTTCCAGGCTTCGTCGCGGTTGTACTTGGCCAGCCGGTAGGCGTCGAATTTGGTGAAGGCCTTGGCGATGCCCTTCTTCACCTGGGCGCTGAGCGGCTGCCGCTTCTCCTTGTTGTAGATGGCCAGGAATTCGGTGATCTCGTCGGGCCGCTCGATCACCATCTCCAGGATATCGGCCACCAGCAGCCGGTGCCCCTGGGGGCCGCGTGCCATCTCCCGTACCAGCAGGAGCGGCACATGGCGCAGGTGCATCTTGTGGCGGCACCAGACTGCCATATCGCCCACGGCTTTGGCGTCCACATGGGGCACCAGCTGGGCGATGCGTTCCCCGATCTCGACACCGTCCTCGTAGAAGGTGTCCTCCCACAGCAGGCAGGCCATAGTGGACCGGCGTAGCTGTTGCTCCTCTGAGATGCGTTTGGCTGGGCCGCCTTCATGGGTGGCCAGGATGGGCGCGGAATGCCGCGCAGTGTTAAGACGTGCCATGGTTCCCTCCTCGCAGAATTTGTGGATATATCACGACTGCACAGCGAGGGGAAGGGTTGGAACCAACTTATCCACAGGGGTATTCCCGAAGTGGGAAGAAGTTCCCGTTATGGCACCACCACACTGATCTTTTTAAGGCTGCACCGTGATGAGTAAGGGCCTTGGGACCCCTGGGCGGGCACGGTGCAGCCTCTTGTGCCGGTGATCCTCCCCGCCCAACCTTATGCTGCGCAGCTGTGTTTCTCTAGGGAAGCGTAGACAAACCCCGTGCTGCGCTCTCCGCAGCCACCATGCAACCACGCAACGACTTATTCCGGGATGCTTTGCGCACATTTGAAACTGCTGGGGGACTGCCAGGCCCCACAGCTTTCAGGTACATCCCGGAAACTTGCCTTTGGGAGAACGGTTGAAAGCAGCGTTGTCTTCGACCTCCGGTTTACAAACCCGGCGCTCTGTCTGAGCTATAGCGCCATACAAGCGGCGTTAGAAGTAACTGCTTCCTGCACTACCCAAAGTGAACTTGGTGAGCGCCAAAGCCTTGTCCGCTGTGCCATCGCTGGTATGGGTCTCTATCTCCCCCAGCAGGGCCTGCTTGGCTGGTCAGCCACTCGCTACCCACCGCTCACCAAACTTTGATGAGGCAGCGCCCGCGCCTCGCGGGGGAGTCCATCCCTGGATGTCTCCTGCGCTGCCCCATAACAGTGATCCGAGGAATGGACGGCTGCAGTCTGCTGGGTGCGACCCCAGCCACTTGGATTGTGTCCAAGCTCTAGCCGAGAAGTATCTGCTGCCTTCACCATCGGAACAGCGTTAGCAGCGGGGAACGGACGCCTTCGGAGCTGGTTTCTATTATGAGTAGAAGTAACCGAGGGCTGCACCACCGCAGCAAGGGTGTTTCTGGCAGCAGGCCGGTACGGTGGCGTTCAGTGACGTAGAGAGAGCTGCAGTCACTCCGTCAGTGTTCTCCGCACCCGCGAATACCGGCACACCGGATTTAGAGCGTGCTTTGCTGCCAGAAAGTATTCTGCGAGGAACGGATGCATCGGGGGTTTTCTGGCTCTGCTGCTCTAGCCGACTGAGCTACGCCTCCCACTGGGGGCGGCGGCTGGATTTGAACCAGCGACCTACAGCTTTGCTATAGAAGTAACCCGCTGCTGCACCATCGCAGAGATGCTAACTGTGGAGAACAGTTGCGGTCGGGTGAGCCTTGCGGCCCTTCTTTTCAAGAGAAGTATCCGACTGCTGGCACTACCACAGCGGTAAAGCTATGCTAGGGAAGATTGCTCGGCGTGGCCTCCAGTACTCATAGCGCGTGGCTGGCCGTGTCACAGCCCTTTGGACTCGCGGCTACGTCTCCCTTGGCCGACTCTCCCCCCATCGACGCTGGGGGCTGCCAGCGCCTATGGCGGGGGAGTTTTGAAGTAACGCCTTGCTGCACCACTAGCAGAAATCTTGTGTTGCTGTGCTACGTTGTCCTGCTGAATCAGCAACGCACTCAAGCGGCGTCCAGCAAGACTGGAATACCCTACGCCTGTTTTCTGAAAGCGTCAAGCAAAAACTGTAGCAGCATGTCATCGTTGCGTCCAGTTCCTGTACTGTGCTAGGTTGAATGCCCCTATGACATCTCCCGCTGCTGTGCTCCTCGATGAAGTTAGCTCTCTGATCAGCCGCTTCGTAGTCCTCACCCCCGCCCAGGCAGACACCTGCGCCCTGTTCGTGCTGCATACCCATACCTTTGCTGCGGCTAGGTTTACGCCCTATCTGCATATCACTTCGGCGCAGCCCAGAAGTGGCAAGAGCCTCTTGCTGCGCGTCCTGAGGGCTGTGGTGGCCAAGCCGTGGCTTACAGGCCGGGTATCTGCGGCGGCCCTAGTCCGCAAGATTGACGAACAGCGGCCTACGCTGCTGCTGGATGAAGTAGATACTGTGTTCTCCATACGCACTGAGTACTCAGAGACCTTGCGGGGGGTGCTCAACTCGGGATTTGAAGCTGCAGGGGCATATACGGCTTGTGACAAACTGGCTAAGTCCTGGAAGGCACACGACTTCAGGGTGTTCTCACCGAAGGTGATCGCCGGGATCGGTCAGTTGGAGCACACGTTGCAAGACAGGACGCTGCCGATCTGGCTGCAGCGGGCACGTAGGGATGAGACACGGGAGCCATTCCGTGAGACGCGCCTCGAAGCCGAGCTGGCCAACCTCAAGCAGCGTTGTGCGGAGTGGTCGCTGACAGCTACGGATGCGCTGAAATCACTCAATGACCCGGAGACGCCTGTTCAGCTGAACGCACGGCAAGGCGACACATGCGGCCCGCTGCTGTCAATTGCAGATTACGCCAGAAGCCCCTGGCCGGAGCGCAGCCGGGCGGCGCTGGTCGAGATTTGTGCCGCACGCCGTGTGCATGACGAGTCGGATGTTGTCCAACTGCTCTATCACATCCGGGACCTGCTTGATGAATTGAAGGCAGAACGTATTGCCAGTGCTGACTTGGTAGCTCTCCTGAACAGCCGCGAGGAGTGGCCTTGGGCTGACTACGACAACGGACGGCCCCTTACGGCCAACAAACTCGCTAGGCTTCTGCGGCCTCTGCAGATAGGCCCCCGTGACCACAAATTCAACGACCAAGTACTCAAAGGGTATCGCCGGGTTGACTTCGAGGACGCTTGGTTGCGCTACTGATTTATCAAAAGCTACCCATTGCAGCCCGCATAGAAACCCTGCGGTAGCGGGGTTGCCCCTTTTCGACTAGGACCTAAGCGAGTGCCTAATATTTTAGGGGGTAGTTCCGTCCAGGAACTAGTATTTCTACCGCGCCGCCGCTCTAGGTGCGGGGCTGCCTTCCCTTGGGCTGGGCTGCCCTCTTGCGGCACTTCTGGGGGGCACTGGACGCTGCTGGATGATACTCTGCGGGCTTGGCTGACCCAGCAGCTAGGACGCCCACGCTGCAGGACAGCAACGCCACGCATAGGTGGTTGAGGCTTACGCCCTCTTGCTTAGCTATCCGGCATAGATTCCTGTGTAGGCTCCTGGGAACCCGCAGGACGAACTTGCCGCTATATTCCAGATCTGTCATAGCCAAGTCTCCAGAATCACAGGATCGTCATGGGGGTGTCGCCGCAAGCAGACAAGTCCTCGGGCAAGGAGCCACAGGCGTGCGGCTTCCAGGTTGTCATAGAGCCACACATCGCTGGTGGGCTGGTCATAGACGAAGCGCCGCACCACGTACTTGGTGGGGTAGTCCTTGGGATGGTCGTAGACGGTGTAGAGGGACAACGGCTCACCCGGTGATGCGTTCACGGAGCCTCCGGTCAGCGATCCTCTTGGTTATCTCTTCCACACTGTCTCGCTTGAAATCGATGCCGCACCTGCCGCACTGCAGCTCGCCGTCATCGCCGTACTTGCCATGACATGGATGCTCAGCCCAGAGCACGAAGCGCAGTGTCGCTAGCTCTGCGTCACGCATGAGGCATGCGTGACAGATACCATCGTTGGGGGGCTTCTTCATATCTCGATTCCATGCTCCTGCTTCAGGTGGGCCGCAAACTCCTCAGCCGTACGCGGCATCCGGGAGAGCGGTATCAGGGTTGGGCTTGGGTCTGTACTCAGCGGTCCCTTCACGCCATACATGGCAATGCAGTAAGCACAGGCGTAATCTGTTCCGCCTTGGCCGCTCATCAGGTGAATCCGCTGAGGCTTGTCCCAGTCGATGATTGGAAAGCTCTCGCGTAGGGTGGCTTCGTCTAAGGCCATCAGTTGTTCCCGTGCCGCTGCTCGTCCTTCTCTTGCCGCTCCACAGCGCGTTTAGCCAAGGCGGTTGCTGCTGCTTCATAAGCCAGCTGAAAGATGAACACCACTTCGGATGGAACAAGATCGGGCTGCTTCTTAACCAAGTCATCCATCAGCTCATGGGCAAGCTTGCTAATAATCTCTTGGCGCTCCAGGTCAGGCATGGGCAGTTGCAATATGCCGATTCTCATCCTCGTCCCTTTCGTATGCCGTCTCTGCCCTGCAGAACTGCCCCGTATGCGTAGGGAGGTTTGATGCGCTGGAAAATCTCCAGCAGCTCGCTTACGGTCAGTTCGAGGGCGGTGATGTCAGCCCGCACAATTGTGTGGGGGAAGTCCTTGTTCTCGAAGTCGCGGACGGTCTGCAGCAGCTCCTGCAGACGCTCCTTGCTGGGTACATCGATGTGCAGCGTAACTCGCATTCAGCCCTGCTCCTTTCGGTGTTGTATGTCCCTGCGGAAATCCTCGCGCATGATATCGCCACCTAGCGACGTTTCAACGCTTTGCAGAAGCCGCTGCGCCCCGGCCATCATGAAGCTGCGGAACTGTGCCTCGTCTTCATAGCCCAGCTCATTGACCAGGCCCACGGCGTAAGAGTACAGCTTATCGGTGAATGCCTGCCGCCGCTGTTCGCGCTCTACCCAAGTCTCGGTCATGGTATCTGCCCCTGACGCAGCTTGCGCTCGATATCGGCGGCGACAGTGCGCAGAACTTTCGGGAGCTTCAGCATCTCCTCAGCGGGGGCGTGCATGGATATCCCATGGCCGAACTTGCCGCCTGTGATGATTAGGATCACAGAGGTAGCCGCACTCTTCTTGCGCACATAGGTGCAGAGATCGTCGTAACGTCCTGGTCCAAAAGGGCTCACTTGTGGTTTCTCCTGAAGGCGGTCTGCAGGTCACGCACGGGCGTGCGATCCACGGGGAAGCCTAGCTTGACCGTTAGCTCGATCACAGCGCGGTCTTCCAACTCCTGCCACTTCCCAGCGTCAATCAGCTTCTCGCAGTCCGCGCAGGCGCAGAATCCGCGCTCGCTATTTAGCAGATGCTTGATCTCGCCGGTATCCTCGTTGAGTGCCAGGCAGGCCATGTCAGGGCAGTCGTAGTAGCGGAAGAAGGTGCTCTCGGGGCGTGGGGCGCTGCAGAAGTCACACTCGGGGTGACGCTCTTGGGTGAGCCGTTCCTGCAGCATTGCATTGATACGTGTGCATTCGCTATCCGGCATCGTTATAGCCTCTTCAAGAGCTTCAGATGTTCCCGGATGACTGCATCGCGCTCATCCTCGGCTGCACCGCCTGTGAAGTCGAAGCTGCAATCCTTGCAATGATGGAACGTGGTCAGGCAGTCGAGCCACACGGCTCCAGCAGCACTAACCCCGTACTGAAATCGATCCACCACCTGTTTAGTTTCAACCTTGTCGCTGCCGCAGTTCGCGCATTCCATAAGTCTCCACTCTCAGCCACCCCATGCGGTGAGCGCCGCCTCCGACCTCAGGGAGGTGCTACAACAGACTGAAGCCAGAGTTGGGGTGGCTGAGACTGACGGCTTCAGTGTACGTGCATAAGTTTTCGGGGTGCCCCACTTCTGTCCCATAACAGGGGCTGAAACTGCTGCGCAACGCAGCTTATCAGAGCGCAACGCTGCTTGCAAGAATTCCACGCAAACTATTATGGGTGTGTGAGTTGTGCCCAATGCGGAGCAGCTGAAGCAAAGTAGGTAGTAGAATCGGGTATTCCCGTAACTTGCTGCGCTGGTAGCTTTGGATTCTAGCACTTGGCGGAATTTGCCCCACGGGTTTGCCCCATTACTCGGTTTCGGGCTCAATGAGCACTGGCTGCCATTCGATGAGGTCCTTATAGCCCCCCGGCTCAATCTCATCCCAGAGCACCGGCATCGTGCCTACATAGCCGCCCAGCATGGCTTGGAACGATAGCATCAGAGAGAAGCCATTGTCCGATGCTAGGAACACCACTCCAGGCACCATCCGCCCCTTGTAGGTGATACGCACACGGTCACCTTGCTTGAAGCTATGGGTCATTTGGGCTCCTCCAGGTTATTGATGCCACGCGGGTCTATGGGACAGTCAGCAGCAACGCCCTGCCCGGCGCGTGCCGTGACCCGGTAGCAGACCGGGCAGCAGCGTATGCGGACGTGGAAAGCGTCAGGCTTTTTACCCGGCGATTGTGCGCCGAAGCCGATGTCCTCCTGGTCCGTGCCCCTGCGCATTCTCTGGAAACTTCGGTGCTTGCCCATCTTTATGCCCTCGCTAAGTTAGTAAACATGTGCGTGTGGATGCAGCCGCTCTCCTCCGGCACTGGCTCGCAGTTAGCGCAGTAGGGGATGTAGAGCTGCAGACACTCTCCGCCGCCTGCACACATGTCACCTTGTGGGCCACCCTGCTCAAACTCGATGCTATGGATGCTCAGGGAGGCTATGCGGCCCTTGATTATACTCCCACAATGGGAACAGCGGATGAGACCATTCCCATCCGCTGCTGTGTGCTGCAGGAACCACTCCGACATCTGCCGCAGCGCGTCATCGATGTGGACTCGTTGGAAGGTTTTCATTGGCTCTTCCTTGTCTTCATGGCACCGCCGTGCTGGGACAAGCCAAAGCGGCGAGGGTCTTCAATCGGCATATAATCCGGCGCTGTTATTGAACGATAGCCTGAATCTGCGGTGCCTCGTTTTAGCAGCGCCACAAGCGATCCGCATCTCAACCCGGTAGGCCCAATTGTGGTGTAGTAATCCGGCAGCCCCTTATAGCGCCTGAATCCTTTGAAGCAAGAGCCGCACATCAGATACAGGCGTGAGAAGTAGTGCAGCACAGATGGGCGGCTGTAGATAGCAACAGCGTCTTCGCCACCGACCAACTTGCCGCAATAATTCACTCCTCGCTGCTCTTGTGCCCATCCTGACGCACAATCGCAGAAAGACCACCGCCCATCCCGCAGCAGTAGCAAGCCGCTATCTAGGCAGTTCTTGCAAGGTACTAGAATATGCGTCATGGGCGCTCCCCAGGCAGCATGTTCATCAGCTTGTACCAGCCCTTCTGCAGGCCCACATAGACCCAGACCTGCCCCTGCTGATCGAGGCCGTAGCAGACCGGGATGGTGATCCTGGTGATTGCATCCGTCAGGTTCGTGGTGCTGATTTGCTCGAAATGGGGGTGTGCGTTTCATACAGCCTCCTTCAAATCGCGCTCCGCGAGGTCCTGCACCAGTTTGAACTGCACGGCGGTGATGATCCGCAGAGCCACTGCGTTCATGTAGAAGGCCCACTCTTCAGTGGTCAGCGGGCCTTCCTTGGCCAGCAGCCCGCAGGCGTGCTGAAATACGGCGATGCAGAACTCCTCCCGCCGCTGCTGACGCTGCGCCTGTTTGCTGATAGGTGTGTTGTTCATGGCCGCACCTCCTCGACTACGGGCTCAGTGACACCCACCATGCGCTCTAATTCAGCGGCCTGCCGCAGGTGGCGCGTGTCTACCGCATCCACCACAGCCATGCGGCGCTGACGGCGGACATGCGAGTAACGCCGCCAGGTCTCGTCATCCTTCTCGCTGTGCCCGACCAGCTCCTTGCCCGAGGCTTCTGACAGCGTAGGATTCTCAGCCACATTGGTAATGAAAGTGTGGCGCAGATCGTGGAAACGCAGCTTGGCCAGCTGCGGGAACTCGGCAGCAGCCTTCTTGCGGATAGCGATGAAGACGCCGCGCCAAGTGCTACGCGGCGCACTGGGCCGTGTGGCCACGCAGAACACATAGTGCCCTGGTGCGCCTCCGCCTAGGCGCTGAGTCAGCTGCAGCTGCTCTGCCAGAATGCGCTGCGCCGTCTCATTCAGCTCCACGAAACGCTCGCTGTCCTTGGTCTTGGCGCTGCCCTTGAGGACTTCCACCCACTTGACCTCACGGTCGATGTGGATGTCCTGCCAGCGCAGATACTTCAGCTCACAGGAGCGCATCCCTGTGTTCAGAGCCAGCTCGATGATGGCTGCGATGGGATGCCAGCGTTCCTCGCTCCATGCGGTTTCGATCAGGTGGACTGTCTCCTCGGATGACATCGCCCAGCCCGTGCGTTCGTTGTTGGGAGGCAGGGCTTTGATGTCCTCGGTGAATTTGTGCCAGAGCTTGGCCCTCCTCAGAGTCTGGCGAATCGCGCACAGATCAACATTCAGCGTGGAGTTTGCGACCGTCTCCAGCCGCTTGCGCATGAAGGCCCGCAGGTCATCCACGCTCAGCTTGTGGACGGGCTTGGTTGCCAGCTCTGGGAAGAGCCGCAGGACTGAGACTGACCGCCTGTAGGACATGCGGCTGGACTCCTTGATGGACCACAGCGGGTCGCTGATGAGCTGCTCCATGGCTTCGATCAGGGGCAGCTTGGCAAAGGGCTGATGACTGGCACTCAGCTTACCAGCGTGCGCGTCAGCGATCAGCTGCTTTTCCAGGTTGTAGGCTTCTCTTTTATCGCTGGTCTTCAGCGATACCTCGTAACGTTTGCCATGCACGGTGAATCGGGCGTGGTATGTGTCTCCTCGTTTGCGTAACATAAAATGCACCTCCTATAGTGCGCTCATTGGGGCCAGCAAGCTGGGCACTGTCTCCAGTGCCATGCGGGTGTATTGGGCAGCCTACTAACCCCAGTGGAGCCATCCAGCGGCGCGTGGGAGGCAGGGGTTGCCGCCGTGACATGTGGGCACGACGCCCCTCTGGGCTTTTGGCCCAGCCCGTTGAATGGCTCCGTAGGCTCCAGCTCTGCGCTCCGTCAACCCCCCAGGGTCGCTGTTGCTTGGTTGAGCTGGAACCTACGCGGCCATTCAGACAGACCGCATCCTCTTTCAGTTGTGCTCGAACTTCTGGATGAACTCCCGCATCGCTTCCATCAGCTCCTTGCGTTCTGCATTGCTGGCGTAGAACATCGAACCCCCTTTGCCCCAGCTGAAGATCAGCAGGGCAAAGCCGAATCCCTTAGGCATCGTGCTCTGTAACAGGTCCCCGATATACTTCAGCTTCGCCTCTGCCTCTGCGTGCCTGACTTCAAAGTCCCCTACGTCCACCTGACATCCTCCGGCCCGTCCTGGGCCATTTCTGTGCGTTCCAGCGATATCCTGCGCACTGGGCTAACCGTCCTGTGACCACCCAGAGCACTGTACGCCCGCAGCCCTACGGTGCGGAATTGTTTTTGCGCTTGTCCAGACATTCGGTGCAGAATCGAATGCTGCGCACATGGTCAATTGGATTGCTGCACCTGACGCATTGTCCGGATAATACCCTGCGGGTTTCAAGCCGACGCCTGACCGCATTGTGCTTCTCACGGCATTCCTTGTGCGATTCAGAGAGCGGCCTCCCGCAACGCTCACATTTGCCCGCATCTTTGCGCTTTTGTAGTGCTCGCCTTAAACTGCCGCGTTCCTCCTTGCTGGGTCTTGGGAGGGCACGCTATGCTCCCCTTTCGCTGGCCACCCAAGCCAGCGAAGCCTCATCGGCATCTGCGTAACGCGTCTGGTCTGCTTGGCCAGGATTGCGCTGACTGCCGTAAGTAGTCTCATGCCGGTGTGTGCCACAGTGCAGGCACACGGTGTGAAATGTCATCGTCGTACCACCACGGCTCCATACGCCGGGATTCTCTTTGACGCCACCGACTACTTCATAGGGCGCTTCCCACTCATGCTCATTACCATCGGCGCACTCTGGGACTTCCGGCTCTGGCCCGGCCTCTACTTCGTCCCGCTCCTGTTCGCCGGTATAGTCGCCGTCTGCGCCCAGTGCGGCACACCATACTGTGACCATCACACGGCTGTCATAGCTTCCGCTAGCAGCCCAATCCCGCGCTTGCACCATCGCGGCATCCATACTCTCGGCGTCAATAATTTCCCTTGCGCCACCATCTTCGCGTATCTCGTACTTAGCCATAAGAATCCCCCTCGCCCTCACTGGACGCCCCCGCTTACCTGTGCGTCCTGCCTACATTTGACGCGCCGTGCGCAGCGTATCATACTTCAGCCTATGACCGCATCTATTCCCGAACTGCTGGGCGTCCGCGAGCTGGCCCGCCGCTTGAGCATGAGCCAATCCGCCGTGCGCCGCTTTGCCTACAGGGGGCAAATCCCCTTTGTCAAGATCGGTACCCGCCTGCTCTTCGAGCCTGCCTCTGTCGAAGCGTTCCTCAACCAGCACCGCAAGGTGGCTGACCCCATCAGTGCCTCTGACATCCGGCAGGCGTTGGGCATCCCTGCAGCAAACCGACCCAGGGGTCTAGCTCGCCCACGCGTCGAACTGGAAGAGCCCACTCAAAGCACCGGGCTCTTTGCGGCAGCTCCAGCTGAGCTGATAGGCCCAGCCCCTTCGATCCAGCCCAACGAGATCACGCGAGAAGCATCCGAGCAGCCCCAGCCCGATCAACCGCCTGCGGACCCTGCCCAGCCCTTCCGCGATGCCTTCCGGAAGGCGCTGGGAACACAGCCCTAGCCATGCGGCGCAGTGACGCCTCCCCTAACAGCTCAGCCCATGCCGCACTGCGCCGCATGAGCTGAGGCTCAACCGTTTATCGATTCCGCTCCCAGTAGGCCAGTTTTGCGTAGTTCCTATCTTCGACGTGTGTGTTGTCTAAGAGCCCTAGCAGCCTCTTTGCTGCCCAAGTGACCGGTTGCTTGTCTTCCCGCTCCTGCCGTTCGCTCTCATTGGCAATGCCCAACGAACGCAGGACTGCCCAAGCTTCAAGCTGTGTGAGTTGCAGTGTTACTACCTTCGGTTGTTCCATGTGGTTTCCTCCCATAACTGCTCATCGCAGCCCGCAGCAAGGTGCGGGCTGAGTCAACAGTTACTCGGTTGCAAGCGCTTCCAGCGCTGCCAGCAGTGTGCGCGCAATTTCGTGAATCTGGATTTGCTGTGCTCGCATGAGGAGCTGGAATCCGTCCGTGATACCTGTGCCTTCCTCAAGAGCTTCCGTGAGGAAGTACACATGGTCAGCACGCGCATGGAGCCATGCTGTTAGGTTGTGTGTGTAAGGGTCGGGCTCCATTTCGTCAATTGCTTCCTCTGGCTCCTCAGCGTCAGCAATAACATAAGCTGCCCGTTCGCAGAATCCATAGATGGTATCGTCCGGCAGCGTATCACCGTGTGCCTTATGGCAAACGTCTGTCATCCATTTAGTGGAGCCATCTTTGAGCACAACGAATTTCTGCCCATCATTGCGCGTCCGTGTCTCGAAGGCGTCTGCAAGCTCAGACGCCAGTTGCTGTACTGTCTTTGTTTCCGTCATGTGATAGCGCCTCCCAGCGCTGTAGAACGTGTAACCGTTCAGCGCTGCCCATGTATGCTGATTCAACGCTGATTCAGCACACAGTGGGCAGAGTCAGCGGTCAGCACTCACCAAAGCGCCGCATCACCTCTACACTCAAAGCCTCCGCATACTGGTCGCAGAATTCTAGCTGGACGCCTCCGTAATGCGCGAAGTACTTTGGGTCAGTGTCTCCGGGTTTGCAGGTAAGGAAACTCATAACCGCAGAGACGGTTTCGTCTGAGTCAATCGCGTGCAACGGTGAGCAGTGGAAATCCTCACCTTTGAAGATTGGCCAAGTGTCCCCGTCACAGTGCTCAATCAACTCATAGCTAAGAATGCTCTTGCCGTCGCTGTCTGTACGGTGCGTGTCGAATAGTCGCAAAGTGAACCATGCGCCGATATACTTGCCCTTCCTCCGAGATCGCCCATAGGGATAAAATCGGCATGTCCGAATCAATTCTGGTTTCATGTTGAGGAGTCCTCCCAGACTCCGGTAGAGCGGGTAAGCGCTCAGCTCTGCCCATTTCCCATTATGGGCAGAATCAACGCTTAGCTATGCGTCCTTCCTTTCCACGCTGCGAAACGCAGCCGCAATCGTCCGTTTGCTGAATCCCAGCGCGTGGAGCTGGTCACAGAGCGCGGCTAGTTCCTCCCGCTCCACTTCCTCAAAGTACTTGCCAGCGTCGGATTCAATGCCCCAGAGTCCGCCGGAGGTGATAGTTTGAGTGTTGGTTTCCGGCGTCATCACCTCACCTCACATTCCGCGATGCGCTCCGCAGCATCGACTAAAGAGAACTGCTGGTCAAGCTGGTACGCCTGATACTCGCGGATTGCTGCGCTCACCTGGCGCAGGGAATAGAGTCCAGACTGCAGGGCGAAGTGAGTGTGCGCTCGCTCGGGTGAGTCCAGGTATGCGATGTTGTGGAACTGGTGTAAGGTGAGCGCTGCTTGTGTGATTCGCGCTGCACGTGGTTTGCTGCTGATTCGTTTCATGTTGTGCACCCTCCCAAGGTGCTTTGACTGCGAAGTGGCCACATGGCCACGTTTCGGGTATCAAACCCTCTTCAGGCAGCCTAGTTTGGGCAATGGCTGAAATCGTCCGCGCCATTGCTATGCTTGCTTGCAGGTTCGCCGCATGAGCAGCAAATAGGGTCATCCTCATCTGTGGGCTCTTTCGCCCACACAGAGAATCCGATATCAAACTGGCCAGTAGAATCGAGTACGAAAATCAGCGGACGTTTCTCCCCTTTGGCGCGGAGTGCTTTGTATATCGCCTTAGGGTCATCGTTTTGCCCCGGATGAAACCCGCTCTCAAATCCGTCTTTGAGTTGCGTGTAGCCGTGGTCTGCTGGGTCAATGCTGTGAATCGTGACGCAGCTCTGTGGCTTGTCGTGCAGCGAGTCAAGATACGCCTCAGGGTCAATGCACTCAACACAGAACAGCTCACCGGAATCTTCAGGCATCCAAAATGATTGCTGCCACTGGTAGCTATCAGCTTGAGTGCGAACTGCTTTCCCGCAACCGGAACATGTGCACCACTCGTCTTCCCATTCGAGTGAGTAACCGGCACGCTCTAGGATGCATTGCACGCGTTTGGAAACATTGTTCCAGTTCGCAAGCAAGATGCCCTTTGGCGTGTCCGTGTAACCTGGCTCAGCATAGCCGTGAGATGAGTTGATATTGTCCATCGGGTATTGTTCAGAGATGCGCATTGTGCGGCCACTCCAGCCAGTTAGCGCGCAACGCGGCATCTGGTCTGGGTGTACGTGGTCATAGGAATTTAGCTTAGCATTCTCCGCGTCACGTTTCGCCCATTCTGTGAGCTGTGACTCGGAGGGTTTCGAGTGTAGTGCTGCAAGTAGGATTCTCTCTGCGGTCATGTGCTGTACCCTCCCAAGGTACGTATCCAGCATACGCCTAAGCAGGGCAATGTCAAGCAATATTTGCGTAAGTGGGCCTAACGGAGCCCATGTTGGCACACGTCCCAAACTGGCACAGTGGGCAGTCCAGTACGCTCCCAGCGCTGCTATTTTTCTGCGCTTGGGTGTTGACAAGAATTCGCGGAGTGTGTTTCGCTGAACAGCAGTTCCGCTGCGAGCCCGGTACGCACCACGCGGAAGCTGCTCGCAATCAATCTGATGGGAGAGTTGTTTGCAATGGATGGGGAGCTGGCGGAGCAGTCTAGCACGGGTGCGCTCAGCGGCACAGAGGCGCAAGGGACGCAAACAGGCATAGCAGTTTCTCAGAGCACTAGGCCCGCACATTGGTGGCAACCTGGCCAGTCCGGTAACCCTGGCGGACGGCCAAAGACTAAGCGCATCACGGATGCGATTGTCGCGATACTGGAAGAGGACGGCGCAGATGGCCTAGTGCGTGATGCTGTGGACGCTGCAAAGGCGTCTAAGAAGCCACAGGACAAGCTAGAAATGGTCGCATGGATGGCCGACAGGACCGAAGGCAAACCCGTGCAAGCGCACCTTGTAGAGGCGCATGTGCACGAATCCACGGCACAGCAGATTGTGAGTCTGCTGGAAGCGCTGCAAGGGCTCAAGTCCGACCACAACACATAATGCACCATTCCACGCAGCGCACATGTAAGCGATTGATTCCGCATCACTTACCCAATCGCTGCGCCCGTTTGCCCCGCACATTGCCCCATGACATAGCCCTTGATTCGACCAGCCCAGCACCTGTACCTGCGGCTCTTCAGTCTCTCAACTTCGCTGTGCTGCGTGCTGTGTTGTTTCCGATAAGGTACTGGACTGATTTAGTTGGCCGGGGGCGGAGCACCCCAGGGCCTCGGCGATTCTCCGCCACTGCTAGAACTCCAACCCAGAAAAAAATCCGCAAATCGGCCCACCCTGCTGCCCGATTTGCCCACTCCATGCGATGGGCATTCCCGCGCCTAGGCTGCCCTACAGCAGCCCCGGAGCCCTGCCATGGCAGTTAACCCTGCTCGGCGCGATAGGCTCACCCCAGTCTACTTCCAAGGCCAGGACACCTCACTAGACGAACCCGACCACTATGTGGATCGGGGCGAACGGGAGCGCCTACTGGGCAATGGCACCTGCATCAGCGTGCTACGCGGCAAGGCCCTGCTCCGGCTGGACACCTGCCTGCCACTAGCGCAAGTGCAGATGGATCAATCGATTCGGGGACGCCAGCGCAATGTACGCGACGAGTCCTGCACGATAGGCGGACCCTGCCCTCAGCATCTCTCCACACCTGAGCGCCCACGCTATTCCATCATGGAGCGCTACATGCTGGACCGCTTCAACGGGCTCAACTGGACGCGTGCGGTGATGGCAGTGAATGGCTGGAAGCCGCAGCCCACACCATGAGCCGCATCGGTGCTGCTGGCATGTCATTCGCAGCATCGCCGCCCCTTCCGCTATCAGCCGTCCGTGAGATCAAGACTTGTGAGCTATGTGGCGGCCTCTTTGTACGCCCCGCAGAACTGCCCGACCAGCGCACCTGCCGGGACTGCGGCAAGAAGCAGCAGGCCTCCCGCCAGAAGGCAGCGCTGCTCCGCCTGGAGATCGCCCAGCTGGCCAGCGAATCAGCCCGTTTCAAGCCTTTCGGCACTCGCGGCGGACATACCCGCGTAGCCAATCAGCGCCAAAGGGACGCTGACCGGGCTGCAGCCGGGATCGCACTCATCGATTACTTTGGAGGCTAAAGTTTGTGCCGTGGCCGTGGGCAGCAGACGCATCTCCCGGTGGTGTCAAGCCGGGACCAAGTCGAAAGTAATCCCACGGGCGTCTAAGCTAAGCCGAGCGTGTCACCGCCAGACCAGGTCTGGGGTGTAGGTGAATTAACACCGCTGCTCGGACGGTTCCTGAACGCGGGGACAGCGGCCCAAGAGGTCGAAGTGGAACTAGGCCTCACCTGCTGGCAGGCTTGGCCGGTAGGCATATCGAGGCCGGAAAAGCCCCTGAGCCGACGTGACCGGGCGGAACTCGTCGGCGGCACAGTTTTAATGAGAGGGAGGAACGCACAGATGGTACGAGGAAAGTTCCAAGTCACGAAGGTAGCTAAGTGTGGATACTGGCAGCCCAGTATGCCCGACACCGAAATCACGCTCACCGCACAGTATGACAGCAGCATCGAGGAAGACCGGCGCTTCGCTGTGGCCACCCCCAGCGGCCAGATCACCATGTACGTGACCAACCCCGCCGCCATCGAGCAGCTGCAGCTGGGTAAGTTCTTCTACGTGGACTTCAGCGAATGTGTGGCGACCGTAGAGGCACCGAAGCCGTGAGCAGACTGCGCCGGGATAAACTCAGCGCTAAGGAGCAGGCCTTGGGGCCACATAATCTCTGGCGACCTGGCCGTGAGGGGCGTCAAAAGCAGCAGGCCTATTGTTGCCCTGTGTGCTTATTCAGCAGCAAAACCGATGAAGAGTTCAAGGCGCACTGGAAGGCTGCTCACGCAGGCAATACGCTCCACATGGCCCATGCCTACAAAACTAACCGCTGGATTCGGCTGGGCCGCTGATGGCAACTAACGCCTACAGCCATCTCAAGGCATTCCGCCATCCTGACGTGCTGCACTCCATCCGCGAGGGCAAGCCTGCCCGCCTGCCCCACGTGGAGCTGATCCTCAGCGACTTATGCCAGCAGGGCTGCAAGTTCTGCGCTTATCGTCTGGAAGGCTATGCCAGCAATCAGCGCTTCGATGAACGGCGGATGATACCCACAGACAAGGCGCTGGAGATTCTGGACGACTGTGCCGAGATCGGCGTCCAGGCCGTACAGTACACCGGAGGCGGAGAGCCCACGCTGCACCCAGCCTTCGAGCAAGCTATTCGACGCACCCAGGAGCTGGGAATGCAGTTCTCCTTGGTATCCAACGGTGTGCGCATCACCCCTAAGCTGGCTGAATCAATTGTCCACGCAGCCTGGGTACGCATCTCGCTGGACGCAGCCTCAGAAGAGACCTACGTCTCCACCCGGCGCGTCCACCGCAGCCATTGGGCAAAGGCCCAGGAAGCGGTAAGGAACCTACAGGCAGCCCGCAATCGTGCGAAGCCCAGCTGCGTCATCGGGGTTGGGTTCGTAGTTACGCCCGACAATTGGCGCGAGGTAGCAGGAGCAGCCCGGTTGGCCAAAGACCTGGGGGCAGATAACTTCCGCATCTCCGCACAATTCTCCAACGAGGATGAGCATCTATTCCGGGGCTTCCATGCTGAGGCCGCAGCCCTGTGCAAAGAGGCTGAGTCCGTCAGCGATGCCAGCTTCACTGTCTACAACCGCTTTGGTGACCGCCTCGAAGACCTGCGCCTGAAGCAGCCGGAGGATAGGTTGTGCGGGTATCAGTTCTTTACGACGTACATAGGCGCTGATTTGCAGGTCTATCGCTGCTGCGGCTACGCTTACAACGACCGTGGCCATATCGGCTCTCTGGTGAATCAGCGCTTCAAGGACTTCTGGCTATCGCAGGAGCGCTTCGATAAGCAGATGAACTTCGATGGTAGAGGCTGCGAGCGCTGCCAGTTCCGCCGTATCAACTCTGCCCTGGCCTATGCCTTGGAGCCTGAGCCGCAACTCCATGAGGCCTTTGTCTGAGCCGTGCGCAAGAGCTTTACGCGGCTATGGCCGAGGACAAGGCCCTCGACACTTGGGCGCATCTCCCATTCCTGCGCTCCGTAGCCAAGGGGAGTGTGCTGGAGATCGGAGTCCACTGCGGCATCTCAACTACGGCCTTCCTCGCTGGCCTTGAGGATAATGGCGGGCATCTGTGGTCAAAGGACACGCACACATCCTGCCGCTATGTCTGGTACGGGCATCCCCAGTGGACGTTCATCTGCCCTTCGGTCGGTGAAGAGCTGCGTACCGACACCGGCCCCCTGGACGTACTGTTTGTCGATGGAGACCACGAGAACCGCGCAGTCCTGTTCGACTTGGACCTGTACGGGCACCGTGTCAAGCCGGGCGGCCTGATCCTATGTCACGATGC